TGCGCCCGAGGGATCATGTACGGGTTTTCAGATTTGAGTCACAGGAGTCCCGCCCGCCACGGCCAGGAAAACCCCAGGTCGCTCCTCGAGCTCCCGTGATCCACGACACATTTGTCATCGCACACGGCGAATAGGAAGGTATGTACAGGGTAGAGGCCCAACGTAAGGGGGAACCTCTAAGGAGGGGGTTGAGTAGCGGCGTTCAGCGCCGCCCCAGGAGGCAGCGGCCTTCACCCCCACCGGCCGCTGCCGACAGGGAGCGCCCCGCAGGGCGCTCGGGTAAGTAAGAGAGGCCCGCGAATCGGCGCGGGCCGACTAGACATAGTACAGGGACCGCCTCAGAGCGGTCCCCTGGTGAGGTCGAAGACCTCCTTCGCAGTCGGTCTTCTCCCTGTCGGCAGCCGCCGCCCACAGGCGGCTGCCTCTACTAGGGGAGGTACTCAAATTTCACCCTCAGATGTGAGGACGAGCTGGAGCTCGTCCGACCGGAGCAGTCGGCTGCCCGCCGACTGGGACGAGAACTACCGGCAGCCGGTGCTGGCAGCAGCCGGCCACCGGTGCCAGATTCGGGCTCGCGGTTGCCTCGGGAAGGCAACCGACGTAGACCACATCCGCAGAGGCGACGACCACAGTCGCTCCAACCTGCAGGCAGCGTGCAACCGCTGCCACGGCAGGAAATCATCCGCAGAAGGCCACGCCCGCAAGCGGCAGTTACGAGCAATGAGGAGGCGACCTATCGAGCGCCATCCCGGCTCTCGGTAGCGGGCCAGGTGCCCGCTTTTCACCCAGGAGGTGTCAAGTGGGCGATAGAGGCCCTATCGGCAAGCGATCGGATCAGCGCGTCCGACGCAACAAGACAGACAACCCGGTCACCAAGCTCCCAGCGCGAGGACCGGTGAAGCAACCGCAGATCGGTATCCCCGACGCACACCCGGTCGTCTCGCAGTTGTGGGACTCGCTGGCGCATTCAGCGCAGGCGCAGTTCTACGAGCCGAGCGACTGGGCCTACGCACGCATGGCGCTGCACTTCGCCAACCAGCTCCTCTGGTCGGAGAAGCCGAACGGACAGATTCTCGCGACCGTCAACTCGATGTTGAACGGTCTGCTCGTGTCCGAAGGCGACCGCCGCCGCGTGCAGCTTGAGATCGAGCGAAACCAGGCCGACGCCGTCGTAGTCGACGTAGCCGCGATGTTCGCTCAGCAGTTGGGCGCTCAGCAGCGTTCCGGCTGAGCCCACAGACCTCCGGAGGGGGTCGAGCGCGTTTCCTCTCGGCGCAGCTCCCTCCTCCGGAGATAGACCCCACACCCTTGAAAGGAATCCCATGCCAGTCATCGGCGCTCAGCTCGAGTCCGACACCCTCGTCCTGACTCGCGGCCGCGACTTCAAGTGGTCGTTCGAGAACCTCGACGCGACCGGTCAGCCGGTGGCCTTCCCGGCCGGGTCCCTCTTCTTCGAGTTCGAGAACGGCACGAAGTGGACCTTCAGCATCGAAGGCGCACTCGCCACGATCAAGATCGAGTCCGAGCAGGTCGCGCTGATCGCTGCCCGCACGAAGTGGCAGCTCGTCTTCCTCCCCGAGGGTGAGGAGCTCGGCGGCGATCCCATCGCGCTCGGCCAAGTCCAGATTCAGGGGTGATCGCATGAGGCTGCGCGGATTCCCGACTGACGGTCGGCCAGCGGTCTCCTACGTCGGCTCCCCCACCGGTTCCATCCTCGGAATCCCTCAGAACCTGATCGGCAAGGTCTCGGTGTCGCAGCGGCGACCCCGCAGCCTGCTGTCGATCCCGACTGACACGCCTCGCGGCGTCATCAGCCGCCACCCGACCACGGGTCGTCTGCTCGCGGTGCCCGGTAAACCGGGCCCGCAAGGACCGCAAGGTCCCAAGGGCGACGGCCTCCGCATCGACGGCCAGGTCCCCACGTATGCAGAGCTTCCTGGTACGGCCTCGGACGGAGATGTGTGGCTCGCCGGCGGCAAGCTGTACCGCTACAACGGCACCGCGTGGCCCGACGAGTCTGCCGGAACCCAGGTCCAAGGCCAGGAGGGACCGCGAGGACCGCAAGGTATCGCGGGCCCGCAGGGCCCGGTAGGCCCACAGGGGCCGCAGGGTCTCAAGGGTGATACCGGTCCGCGAGGCCCCGAGGGTCCGGAAGGACCGGAGGGCCCGCGTGGTCTGCAAGGTGAGCAGGGTGTCCAGGGTCCGGTCGGACCCAAGGGTGACACGGGCTCCCAGGGACCTAAGGGTGACGTAGGCCCCCAGGGTGAGCAAGGTCTCCAAGGCATTCAAGGCCCGGTCGGCCCGAAGGGCGACAAAGGCGACAAGGGCGACACGGGCTCCCAAGGCCCGCAAGGGCCGCAGGGCCCGCGAGGCTTCACTGGCGACACCGGTCAGACCGGCGACGACGGTCCCCCCGGACCCGAAGGCCCACCGGGACCGGAAGGTCCCCAAGGTCCTGCGGGACCGAAGGGTGACCAGGGACCGCAAGGACCTCAGGGCCTGCAGGGTCCGAAGGGTGACAAGGGCGACACCGGAGCTCAGGGACAGCAAGGGCCACAAGGCATTCAGGGTCCCCAAGGTATCCAAGGTTCACAGGGCCCCTACGGGTTCCTGTCCTCGGACAGCACGGTGCTCGACTTCAAGGTCGTGACGCAGGCGCAGTACAACGCGCTCGGCGCAGGAAGGCCAGCAACGACGTTCTACGTGATTGTGGGGTGACACATGCCAGTCGGCATTCGCAACCTCACACCCTCGGCGTACTACTTCGGCAACTCGCAGGCCAGCAGGCTCTACATCGGCGACGTTCGGGTCTGGCCGGCGTTCGCGCCGGTCTCCCAGACGTTCGCGACGGCCGGGGCCTGGACCTTCAACATCCCGACCGAGTGCCTACTCATCGACGTGATCCTGCTCGGCGCAGGAGGCGGTGGGTCGTCCGGTAACGGTGCCATCGGTACCGGTGAGGGCGGTGACGCGGGCGAGTGGCTCGCGGTGACCCTTCGGCGCGGCGTCGACATCCCGTGGAACGTCCTGCAGATCACCGGCACGGTCGGAAACGGCGGCAGCGGTGGCCCTGGCGGCTGGCTGCCGCTCAGCGGCGACCCTGGACAGCCGACAGTGGCGACTGTCGCCGGGGTCGGAAGCATCCAGGCAAACGGCGGCACCCCCGGTGCGTTCGCGACCGGGCGCTCCCGGCCAGGCAAGGGCCCAGGCCCGTACACATACAACGGCATTCAGTACCCAGGTGGTGCGAACACCGCCAACTCCGCTGCGAACGGCAACGCGCCGGGTGGCGGCGGCGGCGGTGGCAACTCGGGCTTCTTCGGCCTGCCCGCAGGTGCTGGCGGCGTCGGAGCGAGAGGACAGGCATGGGCGAGGGCATACGTTTGATCACGCAGACGGCTCCGTATCCGGACGAGCTCGAGGAGCTGGTCGACGGGATTCGGTACCGGCCCGGTTGGTCGTTCCAACTGGTGGAGGGGCAGCGCAACGACGAGGTATACGGCCTCGCGCTGCTCATCATCGTGGACACGGTCGACGCATACGACGGGGAAACCCACCGGCCTGCTCAGATCGCCTTCCCGTTCATGGTGCCCCCCGAGCTCCGCTCCCGCGACGGCTGGCAACGCTGGCTCTACGACCGGATCGCGGACGCCGAGCGCCACGAGCGCGGGGAGTTCTTCGAGGTCGACGGCGAGAAGCCGTTCGCCCCACGCCACTACCCCGAACCGGACGGCTACCTCAGGCTGCCTCCGACTTGACATCGCACACGTCACGAACGAAAGGACAACCCGTGACAGAAATCAAGACCCTGATCGCGGTCTTCGCTCTGAAGAAGGCCGTGAAGTTCCTGCGGGACAACCCGGATGTGATCCCCGGCGAGCTTGACGACGCCATCGTCAAGGTGCTCGCGGCCGCACTGGGCGTCTGATGGCACGCCGACTCTTCAGGGGTCGGGCTTTCTCCGAAAACGGTTGGCCCTACGTCGACCAGGGCTCGTGTACCTGGGTGCGAATCCCCGGTGCTGAGCACGTAAGTCTCCAGATTCAGAACGGTCCCCCGCTGCAGGTTCTGCGGGCGTTCGCTGCGGACTTCCACGCCCACGTCGAGCCCCTCCGGGACCCGGACTCCGCGTGCTGGACCCAGGACAACACCGTCGACACCAGTAACCACCCCGGTGGTACTGCGATGGACCTGAACTGGCAGGGCGCTGACGGCAAGACGTTCCGCTACGGCATCTCCGAGGAGAGGGCCTACCCGTCTCCGAAGCACCAGCGTCTGCGCGAGCTGCTCGACTTCTACGAAGGGGTCGTCTTCTGCGGTGGGTTCTGGAGCATCCAGGACTGGATGCACTTCCAGATGGGTGCTGGCACCTACGACTCGAGGGCCGACCGGCCCACGGAGAAGACGCTCGACTTCATCCGGCGCAAGATCAGGCCAGACGGCTTCTCGACGTTCAAGCGCGGTGGCGGCGGTAGCGCGGCTCCCGACGCGGCGTCGGTCCTCGCTCGCGCTGCCGACATCCCGCTGGCGAAGGCCCAGGAGATTCTTCCGACGTTCCGCGAAGGTGCGGTCCTCGCAGAATGCACCACGGTCCCCCGGCTCGCGATGTTCATCGCACAGACGTGCTGGGAATCGGATCGGTACCGGGCGACCGAGGAGTACGCCAACGGCCCGATGAACGAGGAACGCTGGATTTACAAGGGACGCACCTGGATTCAGCTCACCTGGCGCTCGGCCTACGAGGGCTTCGGCCGCTGGTGCCACGCCCGAGGGCTGGTCAACGACCCGATGGTGTTCGTCAACAACCCACGGTCGCTGGCCGACCTGCGGTGGGCCGGCCTCGGCGCTGCCTACTACTGGGTGACGACCCGGCGTGAGTCCCGGAAGTACCCGACGCTCAACGAGGCATCGGATGCACGGGACGTGCTGGTCGCCACGCAGATCGTCAACGGCGGCACCACGCATCTGGCAGAACGCACAGCCATCTACAACCGCGCCATCGCACTGGGCGATGAGCTGCTCCACATCCTCGGAGAGGAGGACGAATTGGCTAACCCCGAGATCGAGAAGATGATTCGGGAGGTTCACGCTTGCCTGTTCAATCGCATTGTCTCGCAGTCGATTTACCGATTCCCGAAGAATCCGGATGGCTCCGAACACCCCGGCAACATCTGGCAGCTACATGAGCTGATCAAGAACCAAGACGGGATGGCACACCTCAAGTACGTCGAGGACTCCGCAAGAGGCGGGGACCTGACCGAGCTCGACCGCATCGCCGTCGTGGCGGCGGGCCGGGGCGCGGTGAGGGACCAGTGGGCCGTGCAACGGGCCCAGCGCGTCCTCGCGGACATCGAGCGCACGAATCCCGAAGTTATACGGCGCTACCTGGCGCAGAAGGGGGCCGCATGAGCCCGAAGATAAGAGAATCGCTCTACTACGTCGGCACCATCATCCCGGCGCTGCTCGGCCTCGGCATGATCTGGGGCGGGATCGACGCTGGCGCAGCCAGTTCCATCGGTGACATCCTCGCCGGGGCGCTGGCGCTGATCGGCGCTACCGCGCCCGCCACGGCCGCTGTGAAGGTGAACAAGCAGCGCAAGGACGGCACCCTGGAGCCCCTCGCTCCGGTCGACCAGGTCGTCAACGGTGTGCAGGCGGTCATCGCCGCGCAGCACGCCGCGCAGGCTGAGCTGGATCGCGTCAAGGACGCGGTGACCGGTGCCATCGGCGTTATTCCCGGCGTCCTGCCGCAGCTCGGTCCGCTCGCGCAGCAGGCGGTCGACGCAGTGAATGCGTTCCCCACGGCGTACAGCCAGGTCCCGCAGTTCACGGATTACCGGCAGCCCTGGGACCGCTGATGCTCAAGCTGGGCTCCAACGGCCTGATGGTCGCCGCCTGGACGGCGGTGATGCGTATCCGGTTCGCGAGCTACGCGCTCGGCGTCAACGGACTGCCCATCAAGGTCGACGGGTACTTCGGCTACGACGAAGAGAAGGTCCAGAAGGAGTACCAGCGCAGGACAGGTCAGTTCCCGAGCGGGCAGGTCTCACGAGAAGACCTGCACCGCCTCGGGCTGCTGCCCACGCTGATCTCGATCCACGGCACCGGCCAGGCCGATCCGTTCGGCATCGGCTACCCGGCCGACATCGCTCGCCGGGTGCTGGACCTGTACTGGTGGCAGCCACTGGGGAACTACCCGGCCAAGGCCGTCCCCATGAACGGTTCGGTGGACCAAGGTGAGCGCGAGGGTGTTCGGCTGATCAGCGACCCGCTGATCGTGCCGGGACCGACTGCGTTCGTGGACTACTCCCAAGGCAGTGTCATCGGTGGCCGACTCCGGAACCGTATGCGGCGCAAGGAGCTCCGAGGTGAGCTCGTCGCTGCTGCCAGCTTCGGCAACCCGATGCGCCTCCGAGGCCACTACGCCGGCAACGTCGATCCGGGCGGTGAAGGTATCGACCCGAGGCAGGAGCTCGCGGCCGAGCCGTTCCGCATCGAGCTCGCCGCCAAGGGCGACCTGTACACCACATGCCCTGGCGGGCAGTCCGGTGAGATGGAGCGTGCGATCTACCACGCGGTCTTCAGCAAGTTCATCGGCGAGGACACCCTGATCGAGCAGGTCTGGGAGCTCGCCAAGAACCCGTTCCGCGAGGTTCCGGCAGCCGTCAAGGCCATCGTGCGCGGTGGGATGTTCGCCATCCGTGGCACCGGCCCGCACGTCCGCTACCACATCGACCAGTGTCCGGGAACGGGCATGACCTACTACGAGTACGCAGTCAAGCACCTGCGGGACACCGCCGACGCACGACTGCGGCGCATCGTCGCGTCTGTTACTTGACATCGCACGGAAGGGAGGAGGAGTGAGCCTCGCCAATCACCATCCGGTGCCGCTCCTCCCCCAACCGCCCCACAAGATCGGGCCGGTTTGGCAGGTACGGGAGGACGGCTCCTGGCACCTGCCTGAGAGGACTCTCGGCTGGGGCATTCTGAACTGGCTGGCTAAGTACGTGAGGTCGCCAGCCGGTGGCGGTCCGTTCCTGCCGACTCTGGAACAGGCCCGCTTCATTCTTTGGTGGTACGCCGTCGATGAGCGCGGCGTGTACGCCTACCGCGAAGGCGTCCTTCGGCGCATGAAGGGCTGGGGCAAGGACCCGCTCTGTGCAGCCATCGCACTCGCGGAACTCTGTGGCCCCGTTGCGTTCTCGCACTGGGACCTCGAAGGCAACCCGGTCGGCAAGACCCGCCACGCTGCGTGGATCACGATTGCCGCCGTTTCGCAGGACCAGACCAAGAACACGTTCTCGCTGTTCCCGGTGATGATCTCCAAGGAGCTCAAGACCGACTACGGCCTCGACGTGAACAAGTTCGTCATCTACTCGGAGGTCGGTGGCCGGATCGAGGCTGCGACTTCGTCGCCCGCGTCGATGGAGGGTAACCGCCCGACTCTGGTGATCGAGAACGAGACCCAGTGGTGGGGCGTCGGTCCGGACGGCAACGTCAACGACGGCGTCGACATGGACGATGTCATCGAGGGCAACGTCGCCAAGATTCCCGGCGCACGCAAGCTCGCGATCTGCAACGCCCACATCCCCGGCAACGACACCGTGGCCGAGAAGGCATACGACCACTGGCAGGACGTACAGACCGGTAAAGCCGTCGACACAGGCATCCTGTACGACGCGCTGGAAGCGCCTGCCGACACCCCGGTCTCGGAGATTCCCTCTGAGAAGGAGGACCCCGAGGGGTATGCCGAGGGCATCGCCAAGCTGATGGACGGCCTGCAGGTCGCCCGTGGCGACTCGTACTGGCTGCCGCTGGAGGAGATTCTCGGGTCGGTTCTGAACACCCGCAACCCGGTGTCGGAGTCCCGACGCAAGTTCCTGAATCAGGTGAACGCCCACGAGGATTCGTGGATCGCTCCCACCGAGTGGGACCGGCTGGCTCTGACCGACAAGGTGTTCGCGCTCAAGAAGAACGACCGCATCACGCTCGGGTTCGACGGCTCGAAGTCCAACGACTGGAGCGCCTTGGTCGCGTGCCGGGTCGAGGACGGGATGCTGTTCGTCCTCAAGACGTGGAACCCCGAGGACCATCCGCACAACGAGGTGCCCCGCGAGGACGTGGACGCCTACGTCCGGTCGGCATTCCAGAGGTTCGACGTGGTCGGCTTCCGGGCTGACGTGAAGGAGTTCGAGGCATACGTCGACCAGTGGGGCCGGGACTTCAAGCGGAAGATCAAGGTCAACGCCACTCCGGGCAACCCGATTGCCTTCGACATGCGCGGTCAGACAAAGCGATTCGCTCTCGACTGCGAAAGGTTCCTCGACGCGGTCCTCGAGCGAGAGGTCTACCACGACGGCAATCCCGTTCTGCGACAACACGTCCTGAACGCCCGCCGACATCCGACTACCTACGACGCGATTTCCATCCGCAAGGAGAGCAAGGACAGCAGCAAGAAGATCGACGCTGCCGTCTGCGCGGTCCTGGCGTATGGCGCGAGACAGGACTTCCTGATGAGTAAGAAGAGCCGCACGGGCCGAGCGGTGGTGATCCGATGACGAGCCCCACTGAGCAGCAGAACGTCAACCCCGAAGAGCGGCTTGAGCCGCTGCTGAATGCGTTCGAGGAGAAGATTCGGCCTCTCGCGGACAACACCGCCTACTACGAGTCCGAGCGTCGTCCGGACGCCATCGGTATCGCCGTACCGCCCGAGATGCGGAAGCTGCTGGCGCACGTCGGTTACCCCCGGCTGTACGTCAACTCGATTGCGGACCGACTGGAGCTGGAGGGCTTCCGGATCGCAGGCGAGTCCGACGCCGACGAACAGCTCTGGGATTGGTGGTCTGCCAACGACCTCGATGTCGAGTCGACGCTGGGCCATGTGGACGCACTCGTCCACGGCCGGTCGTTCGTGACGGTCTCCGCGCCTGATCCCGCCATCGACCTCGGTGTGGACCCCACGGTCCCGATGATCCGAGTCGAGCCGCCGACCAACCTGCACGCGGTCATCGACCCGCGTACCCGCCAGGTGAAGGAAGCGATCCGGGCGATCTACGACGAAGAGGGCAACGAGATTGTCGGCGCGACGATCTACCTGCCCAACGCCACGGCGTACTTCGACAAGGTCGAGGGTGAGTGGACGCAGGGCCGTCCCACCGTGAACCACGGGCTGGAGATGGTCCCGGTCGTACCGATCCCCAACCGGAACCGGCTGTCGGACCTGTACGGAACATCGGAGATCACTCCGGAGCTGCGGTCGGTCACCGACGCAGCCGCCCGGACGCTGATGCTGATGCAGTCGACGGCAGAGCTCATGGGCGTGCCGCTCCGACTCCTGTTCGGTATCAAGCGATCCGAGATCGGTCTCCCCGACGACCCGGACGAGCCGGTGTCGCCGCGACAGGCGTTCGAGGCGTACTACGCCCGCATCCTCGGTTTCGAGGACGAGATGGGCAAGGCGTACCAGTTCGACGCTGCCGAGCTCCGCAACTTCGTAGATGCCCTTGACGCGCTGGACAAGAAGGCAGCCGCCTACACCGGCCTGCCTCCGCAGTACCTGTCGTTCAGCTCGGACAACCCGGCCTCGGCTGAGGCCATCCGGTCGTCTGAGTCCCGACTGGTGATGAACTGCGAGCGCAAGGCACGCATCTTCGGCGGGGCCTGGGAACAGGTCATGAGGGTGGCCTACCGGGTAATGAACCCCGGTGCCGAGATTCCACCGAACATGTATCGGCTGGAAGCACTCTGGGCAGACCCGAGCACCCCGACGTATGCCGCCAAGGCCGACGCAGCCACGAAGCTGTACGGCCAAGGCATGGGCGTCATCCCGAGAGAGCAGGCCCGGATCGACATGGGCTACTCCGTGGAGACACGACGGCAGATGCGGGAGTGGGACAAGGAGGAGAACCCGGTGGGCCAACTCGCCGGCCTCTACGCCCCGACCGACAAGACCGGTGGGTCCGAGACCCCGAATGAGCCTGCCGCCAAGGAGGTTCCCGAGGAGTGAACGCTGAAGAGTACGCCGCCAGGCAGGCGGTCGTCTCGGCAGCAGTCGCGAACTACATCCTCCAACTAGGGAAGCTGTTCCTCGGGCCCAGATTGTCTGTGCAGGACTGGATCGGCTTCCTGCAGGCTTTGTACCCGGAGGTCTACCGGCACCGTCTGGAGGCCGCTGAGCTCGCTCGCCAGTTCCATGACAGCGAGCGTCGGCGGCACGGCCGTTCGTTCCAGCCGCGCTTCCTGGTCGAGTACGACTTCAAGGAGTTCGTGCTGGACATGGAACCGGCCAGGGAACGGATGCAGAGGGAGATGGCTCCCCAGTCCGCTCTGGGCGATGTCGCGCTGCGGGCAGTACGCAGCGTCGAGAACGCAGGACGGAAGCAGATCATCCGGGCCGTCGAAGACGACTCGGAGACCGGAACAGTCAAGGGCTGGGCCCGAGTAGCGACCGGTCGAGAGACGTGCGCCTGGTGTCTGATGCTGATCTCACGAGGCCCCGTGTACTCCTCAGCGGAGAGCGCGGGGTTGGACCTCGATGACCAGTCAGCGGCAGAACTGTTCCGCGACAGCGGTGGTGACCTCAAGAAGCTCGCCGCCTACGTCGATGCGAACGAACTGATGAAGGAGTGGCACACCGGCTGCGACTGCAAGGTGGTGCCGGTCTACGACAGGGCCAACTGGCCCGGACGGGACGCCTACAAGCGTGCCGAGCAGTTGTGGATCGAAGCCACAAAGGAGGCTCGCCGTCTCATCGACTCGGGTGAGTCGAGGAGCGAGAACCTCAACCGAGAGGCGCAGAACGCGCTTCGTCGTCGTCTCGAACGAGGCGACCTTTCAATGACGAGATTCGCCCTCGCGGCGTAACTCAACACCACGACCCCCTGGTGGGGTCCAACCATGCCCAGGAGGCAAACAGTATGGCTGACAACGACACTCAGACCCCCGACACCACGCCGGGCAATGACGGAGGCACCGACACGGGTCAGGCACCCGCACCGGAGGTCTTCAGCCGGGAGTACGTCGAGGAGTTGAGGCGTGAGAACGCCAAGGCACGCACCTCGAAGAACCAAGCGGTCGAAGACGCCAAGGCAGAAGTCCGCAAGGAGTACGAGGCCAAGCTGGCCGAGAAGGACACGGCATACACCGAGCTGCAGAACCAGCTCGGAGAGGCGTGGATCGAGCTGGAGAAGGTCTACACGACCATCGACGCCAAGGTCCCGTCTGATCGCGTCCGCGCTTTCGCGGCCATCTTGCAGGGGTCTGACAAGGAGTCGATCTCCGAATCGGCCAAGTCAGCCAAGCAACTGTTCGGCGGCATGACGGGCACCGTCCCGGCCGTCGATCCCACCCAGGGCTCTGGTGGTGGCAAGCACACGCCGCTCAACGGAGACCCGATCCTCGACGCCATCAAGAAGGCCGTCGGGGCGTAATCCCCACTACGACAAGAAAGTAACATCATGGCAAAGGGAACCACGTTCCAGGTCGATCACGCGCAGATCGCGCAGACCGGCGACTCGATGTTCAAGGGCTACCTGGAGCCCGAGCAGGCCCAGGACTACTTCGCGGAAGCGGAGAAGACCTCCATCGTCCAGCGTGTCGCTCGCAAGATTCCGATGGGATCGACCGGCGTGAAGATTCCGCACTGGACCGGCGACGTTGCCGCCGCGTGGATCGGTGAAGGCGACATGAAGCCCATCACCAAGGGCGACATGTCGGTCAACCAGGTCGAGCCGCACAAGATCGCCACGATCTTCATCGCCTCGGCTGAAACCGTCCGTGCGAACCCGGCGAACTACCTGGGTACCATGCGGGTCAAGGTCGGTACCGCCATCGCGATGGCCTTCGATGAGGCCGCTCTGCACGGCACCGACAGCCCGTTCGACCAGTTCGTGGATCAGACCACGAAGTCGGTCGACATCACCCCGGCCGCGCCGGCCACCACCTACGACGCCATCGGCGTCAACGCGCTGTCGCTGCTCGTCAACGACGGCAAGAAGTGGCAGGCGACCCTGCTCGATGACATCGCTGAGCCCGTGCTCAACGGTGCCAAGGACGCCAACGGCCGTCCGCTGTTCGTGGAGTCGACCTACGAGGGTCTCACCACGCCGTACCGCGAGGGCCGCATCCTGGGTCGTACCACGATCCTGAGCGACCACGTCGCCAAGGGCACCACGGTCGGCTACCAGGGCGACTTCACCCAGATCGTCTGGGGCCAGGTCGGCGGTCTGTCCTTCGACGTGACGGACCAGGCGACCCTGAACCTGGGCACGATGGAAGAGCCCAAGTTCGTGTCGCTGTGGCAGCACAACCTCGTCGCTGTCCGTGTGGAGGCCGAGTTCGGTCTGCTCATCAACGACGTGGAAGCGTTCGTCAAGCTCACCAACGCCTGAGCCTGACTTGACATCGTACATCGGGGGGCCCCTTCGGGGGCCCTCCGGTGATACGGAAAGGGCCGCATGAAGATTCGCAACAAAGACAACGGCGGCGTAGCCGAGGTCACCGAGGACTACGGCAAGGCCCTGATCGAGCTGGGCCGCTGGGAGCCAGCCGACGCCCCGAAGCGTCAGCGGGCCAAGAAGTCCTCCCCCAAACCGCCAGAGCCAGCACCGGCCGAGGCCCCTGAACCCGAGACCCCCGCTGGGGTAACGACCACCGACGAGGAGAACTGATGTCAGAGATTCGCTTCTGGAATGGAGCCCCCAACAAGCACCCCGAAATCGCAGTGCAGACGCCTAACTTGGCGGCACAGGGCAGGTGGGCGATCTATGCCACAAGCGGCTCTACTCCTCGCAAGTCGCAGTTGACCAACGCCGAGATGGCTGCGGACCCGACGTGGATTCCACTGAAGGCTGTGAGCGCAGACCTTACCAACGCAGTGACCCAGGCGGTCACCGACGCGGTGGCCGTGGCAGTCGCTGACGCAGTCCCTGGAGCGGTCAACGGCGGTCTCACAAACGTAACCGCCCCTGTCTGGGGAGGCTGACCAACCGGAGGTAAGGCATGGCGATTGCCACTGCACAAGACGTTGAGAATCGCTGGGTCCGTGAGCTCTCCGAGGAGGAGACCACCCTCGTCAACACGCGGCTGAACGACGCGGAGCGGATGCTCAAGCGTCGGATCAAGAACCTGGACTCGGTTGATCCCGAGGACGTGAAGCAGGTCGAGGCCGACATGGTCCTGAGGCTCCTCCGCAACCCGGAGGGCTACACCCAGGAGACGGACGGCAACTACACGTACATGCTGAGCCAGGCGCTCGCATCCGGAAAGCTCGAAGTGCTACCCGAAGAGTGGGAGGCGCTCGGCATCCGGCGTAGTGGGATGTTCGTTCTCACGCCGACATTCGAGATGCCGACGTGAGCGCCAGCGACCGGCAGCCGCCTGGCCCATACCCCGAGGACTTCACTCAGGCGGTACGTCCGGAGCACGTTGACGTGTCGAAGTGCGACCACGAGTTCGGTGTGTGCTTCTGCGTGCATGACTGGCGCATTCACTGGGGCAACCTGGATCGGAGCGGCCTATGAGCCTCCTCGATCACTGCCCGGACGACGTGATCGTCTACCCGCAGGTCGTCACGACCGACGACGACGGCAACACGATCACCCGGCCGTCCGACGAGGGCATCCCCACGAAGGCGCGGCTGCAGGTTCTGGGCCAGTCCGGTACGTCGTCCCGTCGCCAGGAGCAGGACAACGAAGGGTTCGAGTCGGAGCGTGTGTACACGATCCGGTTCACCCGGAAGTTCGACCGCGAGCACGGCATTCTCGGGATGCAGTCGCAGATCGAGTGGGAAGGCGTGCGGTGGGCTCTCTTCGGTGAGCCCGCGTACTACAACTCGTCTCGTCGTACCCGCCACATCACCTACACGGTGAAGAGGTTCTGACATGGCGAAGTTGATTCCCCGCCGCAGGCTGAATCACATCGTCGCCCACCTCGCGGAGACGAAGGCGGCGATCAGACGAGAAGCACGCGAGGTCGAAGGCAGGGCGCGGCGCAACCTGGCCGAGGCACGGGCATCAACGACGCACTCGAAGATCGTCGGTCCCGGCCACCTGACCAAGATCGGTTCTGCCGCAGACGATCCCGACGTGTTGGTGTACATGGACGCGCCGAACCCGATGGCAATCGAGTACGGCCACGGCCCTTCGGGCTACTTCGACCCGGACAAGTACGGGAAGGTCACGAAGGCCCCGGCAGGGCTCTACATCCTGAACCGCGCAGCCGGTATCGCCGGCTCGATGGTCACACCGTCTATGGGTAGGAGGGGCGTGAAGTAATGGCGTTCCCCCGTATTCAGTCGGTGGTGATCCCGCTGCTGCGGGATGCACTGGTCCCGGATAAGGCCAAGAAGGTCGGCTCGTGGATCGAGAACATCGACTACCGCGAGTTCCCTCTGGTGAACGTCCGACGCATCGGCGGCGGTCGCCATCCGAATCGACCGACGCTATTCGCAACGCCGGTCATCGAATTGACCGTCTACCACACCAAGGGGCTCATCGAGTGTGAGCAGCTCTACGAGGACTGCCTCGACGTGCTGTACGACGCCGTGAAGACCCAGAAGCAGACGCCCAAGGGCTACCTGCACTCAATCACAGAAACGATGGGCGCTACGCAGTTCAGCTCGCCATTCATGGACTCCTGGAGGGTCCAGGGACTGATCGCATTGGGCCTCCGACCCCCTCGCAACAAAGGAGTAACGCCAAATGGCACTTAACGACGAAGCGGTGTTGACCGCCGCAGTCGGGTACGTCTACACCGGCCCGGTCGGCACGGCCGCGCCGAGCGCCGCCGAGCTGGACGACCTGGACCTGGAATCCCCCAGCTCCTGGACCGCCACGAGCTGGGACAGCATCGGCCACACGAGCCGGGGCGACATGCCCGAGTTCGGCTTCGACGGCGGTGATTCCGAGATCAAGGGCACCTGGCAGCGGAAGAAGCTGCGTGAGGTCACGACCGAAGACCCGGTCGACTACCTGACGCTGTTCCTCCACCAGTTCGATGAGGACGCGCTCTCGCTGTACTACGGCAAGAACGCCTCCAGCACGCCTGGTGAGTTCGCAGTCAGCGGCAAGTCCGACCCCACCGAGAAGGCGTTCTTCGTGATCATCGAAGACGGCGACGTTCGTATCGGCTTCCACAGCGCCAAGGCGTCTGTGAAGCGCGACGACGCGATCCAGCTCCCGGTGGACGACTTCGCCTCGCTGCCCATCCGGGCGACGTTCCTGGATCACCCCGGTTTCCCGCTGTTCAAGTGGGTCAACGAGGACCTGTTCCCGAACGTACAGACTCCCTGAGTCTGACTTGACATCGCCCAGCGCGATGTCCGAGTGACTAGGGGGGAGGGGTTTACCTTGGCGGGCCTTCCCCTCCCCCCGCTCCACCACGGCCCGCCTACCCAACGAAAGGTCCGCTATGTCAAACGTATTCACCCTCGACAGCCTCCGAGAGGAAGCCGACAAGCAGTTCGCCCCGTTCAAGGTGCGGCTCAGCGACGGCACGGAGGTCGTGCTCCGCAACCTGCTGCGGCTGAACAAGAACGACCGCAAGACGGTACTCGCGAGCATCGAGGCACTCAAGAGCGAAGACGAATCGGAAGAGGGTCGCACCCTCGATGACATCGACCGCATGGTCGACACCGTCTCGAAGATTCTGGAGCTGGCAGCGGGTAAGGACTCCCGCAAGCTGCTCAAGGAGCTCGACGGCGACCTCGGTCTGCTGATGGGCGTGCTGGAAGGCTGGCTGGAGGCCACCTCACCGGGGGAAGCGCAGAACTCGCCGGCCTGATCGACAGGTACGGCGAGCATCTCGTCCCAGACCTCAAGCACTACTACGGGATTGACCTCCGGGAGTTGTTCTCGGAGGTCAACCCGCTCAGCCCCCAGTACGTCCTGATCCACATCAAGCATCTCCCGATTGAGTCCGCGTTCGTGGCTGCGATCCGTGGTGGGCAGGAGTTCCGTGGATGGAACGCCGACCGCTACGCACTGGCCGCGATCATCAACAGCATCCGTGCTGGCAACTACATGTTCGTCATGGCGAACTCGGACCCGAGGAAGGGCAAGCCGCCGCTTCCGAGTCCGTGGCCGGTTCCCCACGAGAACAAGGCCGAGAAGAAGTACGCACCCAACTCGTTCGCCGGAATCGTTGCGGCGCAGGTCATTGCGGCCAGGAAGAGAAAGCAGCAGAAAAAGGAGGCTGAATGGCAGGCGCAGGAGGCGTCGAAGTCGGCCGGATTTCTATCCGGGTCGTCCCAGACCTCGACGGGTTCTACCGAGAGCTAAAGACCAAGCTCGAAGGGATCGAGAAGACCCTTAAGGCGAAGATCAAGGTCGAACCCGACATGGACGGGTTCGCCGGGGTGGTCGCCCAGAAGGCGAAGAACCTCAAGGCCAAGGTCAAGCTGGACGGCGACAGCAGCGACCTCCAGAGGGCAGTCGACGCGGTAAACGCGAAGGGCCCGAAGAAGATCAAGCTGGAGCTGGACGACGAGTTCGACTACCGGCTCCGACAGCGGTTGGCGAAGCTCAAGCCCAAGGTCGAAGTCGATGTCGACTTCAAGAAGGGGATGCTCGACCGACTCTCCAACACCCTGAACAAGATTCAGACGCCGTCGTTCGGCTCGGGTATCAACCCGATGGGTTGGGCGGTCATCCTCGCAGGGGTCGCGGCGGTCACGCCGCTTATCTCCGGTCTGCTGGGTGCGATCACCACAGCCATCGTTGCACTGCCGGGGCTGATCACGTCGGTCCTTGTGCCCGTCGCCGCGCTGGCGCTCGGCATGGACGGCCTCAAGAAGGCGGCAGAGGTCCTCAAGGGACCGTTCGATGACCTGAAGGCGACGATGTCGTCGGCCGTCGAAGAGCAGTTCACGCCGGTCTTCGAGAAGCTCGGAACGATCTTCCCGATGCTCAAGGAGGCCCTGCCAGGGGTCACTGAGGGCCTGTCCGCGATGGCGCAGTCCTTCGCAGACGCGGTCACATCCCCGCAGGGTATGGAGAAGGTCAGGGGTGTCATTGACGACATCGCGAATGCGCTGAAGCAGGCAGCCCCCGGCATTGGCGATTTCACCACCGGCTTGCTCGACCTCGTCAAGGGTTTCACCGGCAACCTCCCGAGCGTTGCGGACTGGTTCAACGAGACGGGTAAGTCGTTCAAGGACTGGGCGAAAGACTTCACCGAGAAGGGCCCGGACGGCACGTCGAAGTTCGACCGTGCGCTCGAGGGCCTCGGCTGGACGCTGAAGGAACTCGGCGGTGGCCTGGTTGACATCGGCGGCAAGGCGTTGGACTTCTTCTCCGACCCGGAGAAGATCAGGTCCTTCAAGACCGAGCTCGACGGAGTCGTGGCGACGGTCTCGACGCTGGTCGACCTGTCGAACAAGCTCGCGGCGAACATGTCGAAGATTCCGGGCTTCCGGGACGGCGAGGCGAACGGTCCGATGGACTTCGCTCCCATCCAGATTCAGCTCATCAAGGACCAGCTCGGCAAGATCGACTGGTCGGGCATCTGGGTCAACATGAAGTCCAGCGCCGCAGGCGCGTTCGCTGAAGTGACGATGTTCGCGGCCAACACCGCGATCACCATCGGCGCGAAGTTCCGAGGCATCTGGGACGGCATCAGTACGAACGCCGGCACGGCATGGAACGGTGTCGTCACCATCGTCAGCAGCGTCATCGCCAACATCCTCCGGATCGCTGCCCAGCTTCCCGGACAGATCGCGTCGGTGTGGGCGAACATCCCGTCGATGACGGCTGGCGTCTGGAACACGGTGGTCTCGACTGCCGCCCCGATCATCACCCAGATTCTCACGACGTTCATCAACGTCGGCGTGGGCGTGATGAACGAGGTCAGCTCGTGGCCAGGCAAGATCGTTGGGGCCCTTGGCAGTTTGGCCTCCACACTGGCTGAGATCGGCTCCAGAGCTGCGCAGGCACTCGTGAGTGCCCTTGCGGCCGGTATCCGTGCGGGCATCGGTCCCATCGGCCAGGCAGTCGGCGCTCTGATGGGCGCGGCGCGTGCGCTGATCCCGAACTCCCCCGCCAAGGAGGGTCCGTTCTCGGGCTCTGGCTGGCGTGCGGTCGAAGGATTCGGTGACGCGCTGGGTGACGCTCTGGCGAGCGGCATTCCGGGCCAGGAGGACAAGATCGTCTCGAAGATTCGGGCGATCATGCAGGCCATCAAGGACGTGTTCGGTGACGCTTCCAAGCTGAACCTGAACTTCAACTTCGGCTCCCTGGAGTCGGGGCTGAACTCCGTCGCGAGTGCAGCCACGGATACCAGTCGGGCCCTTGGCAATACGGTCAGCGGCGCGATGCCGAACAAGCTCTCCGACGAGGCTAAGCAGCAGAAGGACCTGCTGGAGCTCAAGAAGGACGAGCTCGAAGTCGAGCGTCAGAAGCTGCAGAACCAGAAGAACGGTCTCGATCCGAAGGACAAGGCGGGCAGGGCTGCTATCCAGCAGCAGATCGACCAGCTCAACCTCCAGAAGAAGCAGATCGACCTGGAAAAGGAGCAGCTCGACTACGCCGGCAAGTACACCGACCAGGTCGCTGAGACCGACTCGGTGATGGGCGACATGTCCAAGAAGATTTACGACGCCACAAAGGGAGTCGCTCAGGCGGCGAGTGGTCAGTTGATGTCCGATCTCGGCATCAGCGGCAACGGTGCGCTGTCGCAGTTCTTGGAGCAGGGCCTTGCCCTCGGTGAGCAATTCATCTTCAACGTCGGCTCGATGGATGACGCGGTCGCAGGCCAGCAGACCATCCAGAACAAGAAGGCGTTGCAATTCGATAGGAGGTAACCCGTTGGACACCCTCGTAGAGCTTGAGGGAGTCAACGGCGAATGGTTCACCCTCGCGGGCCCCGGTGAAGGGGACCGTGGGGTGTACCTGGGTACCGACGTGAAGGGTCTGTATGACCCGCCCGTCAAGGTGGTATACGAGGAGCCGGGGAACTACCCCGGCGCTCGTTACCTCAATCACCGTATTCTTCGCCGTGACATCACCTTTGGTGTCGAGATTCTCAACGACGCTGCGATAGGACCCAACTCCTGGCTGAGCCGGGAGTCAGAGTGGCGCAAGGCGTGGGCGTTCGACCGCGACTGCAAGCTCTACATCACGACCCCGGAGTCAGGGACGCGCTACCTCAAGGTGCGACTCGGTGAGTCGCCCGAGGTCTCGTGGTTCACCGACCCGCGTGGCAACAAGATCAACCGCACGGTCATGGTCGTCATCGCAGGCGACCCGTTCTGGTACCAGGACGATGTCGTGTACTCCGCTGTGACGCAGACGAACACGACGTTCGATCCGAACCCGCTTCCGTGGCCGTGGCCGCAGGAGGCGCTGCCGACTGAGACGCTGTCCATCACGGTCGACCCATCGGACGGCAAGGGCGGGCTGAACCCCACCGACCAGTACTCCTGGGTGAAGTGGATTCTGCCTGGCTCGACGCAGGTCCCGTCCGAACCGTACATCCCCGGTGTCCCGTGGCTGGGGGCTCCCAAGTCCCCCGCCGTTATCTGGACGGTCCCGGACTACTCGTTCGAGGACGAGTCACTGAGGAACCGCCGTGTGCGGATGCCCGGTCTGATCGGCGGTCTCCGGACGGCCGAGGTTCAGATCGTCAGCCTGATCGGTGATCCCAAGAGCGGCACATTCAAGCTCGGTCGTACCGGTTCCTTGACATCGTCCATCGCGTACAACGCGAATGCGATCACGATGCGCCAGCGCCTGGAGGCAGTCTTCGGGGCCGGCAACATCCGGGTCGAGGGCGGTCCGACTCTGCTGAGTCCCCGCCAGCCGTGGCGGGTGTCGTTCATCGGTGCCCTGGCGGGCTCCCCGCAGCCCCTGCTGCTCACTGAGAGCTCTCTCGGCAACGGCGGCTACGTCCAGGTCACCCGGTCGACGGAAGGCGCTACAGCGCCCGCTGAGAACGCGCTGATCGACACGGACCCAAGGGAAGAGCAAGTCACTTCGGAGAACGGCTCGCAGTTGTGGGCCCGGATGAACGGTGTCCGGTTCCGGCACCCGATCCCGCCGTGGACTAAGTCCGCGACGTTCGAGCTGACGGTCTCCGGTGCGGTTCCCGGCCAGATGGCCGTGCTCCGTATCCCACGAGCGTGGACAAGGCCCTGGGGGTTGGAATGAGCTTGACGAGCACCATCACATCGCTGGAAGACGCTGAGCGCGTCTGGAATACGGCGATGGCCCGCAGGGCTATGCGGGAGGCCGAGAGGCTCAAGCCCGTCCTGACGCGGCTGTGGGACGGCGACATGCGCCTTCGGGGGCATGTGGCCGGTGAACGTGGTGGTGACTTCGAGTTCATCGAAAACGACACCGGCACAGCCTCTCTCCAGCTCTCGCTGGATCACCACATGGCGAAGTGGGTGATGAACTTCCGTGGACGCGAGAAGCGGAACGTCATCGTCACGTTCGACAAGCAGGGTGCCCGGTGGTCCGGGTTCATGGATCACTACCGCGTGGTCCGTGAGGAGAACGGGGATGTCTACCTCGACATCGTGTTCAAGCACGATTACGAGCAGGCCAAGCACATCCTTTGCTGGTGTAACCCCTTCCTGAGGCCAGAACTGCAGTTCCCGAAGCTGTGGATCATCTTCGGACCGGCGAAGTGGTGTTTGCTGCTGACCCTGTTCGTCAACATCCTCAGGCTGGAAACGAGTCTCTGGACGCTTCCGGACAACCCGCTCGATCCGACCGAGTGGATGCCGCTGAGCTTCAACATCTCCAACTGGAGGAACATCGTCAAGCCGTTCCCGCTCATCGGGGACAACTCCAACCTGACGATGGTCTTCTCGCGCTTCCAGTCGTTCCACGACATCGCGAAGTCGACGTTGGAGGACGCGCAGCTCACCATCGTGTGTCGGCGCTACCTCAAGGGCGAGGACCCTCACCCGTTCGAGAACCTGCGTGGCGAGCTCAACATCGGTCCGCTCGAGGACCTGTTGTCGCTCATCCCGATTCGGCACGGCTGCCTGGTCTGGGACATCGTGGACAACTCGGGCTGGGGCTCGGAGACATCGTTCGGTGGCTCCTGGCTGACCGGCTTCATCCGTGCGGTCGTGAACATCGCGAGCGACGGCATGACCGAGGGTGTCGACGTGTTCACCGGAGACCCGACGTTCCCCGGCGAGTACTACACGCCGTGGTTCCTGGGGACCTCTCCGCAGGCTCCGTGGATCGTGTTCGAGGAGGGGCCCTACACCGGGATCAAGAGCTCGGAGTTCAAGTACTTCGAGGCGACCGACACCAGCTTCGTGGCTGGTGGAGAGTCGATGCCCGGTGTGAACGAGGGCATCTCGGCTGGTGTGAACATGGGCGGGGACTTCCTCACCTCGATGATCAACCAGGCGCTCGGCGGGTTCATCGACCTGCCGCCGTTGGGCGGCACGATGGACGCAATCGCGAAGCCGTTGTACGAGAACGTCTTCCTGGCCTTCCAGGAATGGCCGACTCTGCGGGCGATGGGCTCCCCCATCCCGATCCCCTTGCTGGAGGCATCCCAGAACGGTCTGGGCGACTTCCACTACTACGAGGGTTGGGTGGAGAACGCCACCAAGGCGTTCACCCTGTCAGCGTTCCTCGCCACCAGGGCGAAGATTTACGCAACCAGGGCACATACGGCCCACACGATCCGGGTGTCCGACGCGGCTCCGTACTACGTCGGTGAGCCAGGCTACGGCCACTTCTGGCTCGGATCACGAGTCGGTACAAGCGTTCTCGGGTTCCCGATCCCGCACACCGTGTTCGTAGAACGGGTGTCGAAGATCAGCTACTCGTGGGGCGCTGACGGCCCGAAGGGCTGGGAGCTTGACATCGGTTACCGCGATCCGAAGGACCCGCTGCTGAAGCTCTTCGAGCTCGTCATGAGGTTCAACGGAGCGATGGGCCAGCTAGGCATTCTGTAACGAAAACGAAAGGCACGCCACATGATTAAGCCACAGGAAGAAGTCGACTGGAACAAGCCCGAGGAGCACTTCGCTTGGGCTCTCCGCAACATGCCGATGCTCGCTGGCGTCGGCGCAGTGACCCATCCGGGGTTCCTGGTGCAGTGGTCGAAACACCTGTGGGAGTGTGGCTTCGCCCACCGCGACTACTTGGAGCGGCTTGCTGATGAGGACGGCAACATCCATGTCAGCAAGCTGCCCAAGCAGCGCATTCGTTGGCAGGCCCCCTTCCGGGGCCCCCGAAGCAACTACAACAACGCGGCGCGTTGGGTGTCGAAGAACACCCCGGCTCCACAGCCGGTGCGGCTGCCGGATGTCTCGAAGATGACCCAGCAGGAGCAGGAGTTCATGTTGGGCCAGTTCCGAGAGCTCGGTCTGATCCAGGACTACATCCCGCAGCCCGACGTAGCCCAAGAACTCAACGACTAGGACTCGCAATGACATTCCGCTATGTGCCCGCATGGGGCCTGAGAGGACTGCAGTTCGCTGTGCTGGTCGAGGCGAGTCTGCGGGGGCTGATGTACATGCTGATGCCCCATGTCGGCCTGTCCTCGTCATCGCTGACGGAGCTTGAACGGAGTGCCCCGCTGTACGTGTGGGGGCTCATCTTCATCGCGGCGTCAGTGTTCGGACTGTTCGGTGAGACGCTGATGTCGGGCACCGAGAACTACATGGGTTCAAGCAGCCAGAACAACCCGCGAGCGTGGCCGTCGTTCATCGCCCACGCCGCACTCATGATCCTGTACGTCACGCTGGCGCTGGCCTACGGCGCTTCGCTCTACGACGCCAACGCAGCGCACTTCGCCATCATCCCCTACGACTTGCTGATGATCGCCTACCTGCACTGGCTCTTCGCCCGGAGGCGCAAGTCGCATGTCAACTGAGATTCTGCAGTACCTGCCGCAGCAGTGGGTGGGTCTGTTCGCCGTCATCATGTTCATCGGCTACATCACGATGCAGGTCATCGAGAAGTACCCGACGTTCGCCAAGATCATGCCGTTCGGCACCTGGTGGCACGAGAGGCAGAAGACCAAGCGCGGCAAGCGCAACGCATGGGTGGCCGAGGACAACGAGGTCATTCAGGCTCTGCAGGCACAGGTTTCAGCCATCGCCGCCGACCTGGCGGCGGTCAATGAGAAGGTCCGGACGTTCACCGCGTGGTCGGTCTACGACGCACGCTGGCATCACAAGGTGTCGGTGACATGGGCCGGGTCTGAGACCTGCCTGCTGCCGGATCACCTGGACTACTTCGCCTTCGAGCGGCTCTGGCGTGACGACCCCGTCGGGGCATCGAGACTGTGATTGGAGGTAATGCGTGACGACACCGCACCAGATTCCGGATCAAGGTGTTCTTCAGAAGTGGCTCGGCAGCGGCGCTTTCGAGCTCGGGGGTGGGGATTCCGGTTGGGGACAGGACTACACGGAGAACGCCGTTCGGGCGTTGTTCGAGGTCCCCATCGGCTCTGTGCTCACCGCATTCGATGTTCTCGAAGAGCAGCTCCTGAAGCTGCCGCTGGAGGCCCTGAGGTACTTCAAGCCGCTGATCCCCGGTGCCACGGAGAACGACTTCGTGGACGTGTACACGGCGGTCGCGAAGATCATCGACAACCTGACCGACCTCCCGATGGCCCTGCTGAAGGGCGAGTTCCTGGAATGGCTCGGTGGCACCTACGCGGTGCTGTCGACCGAGGTCAGGCAGATTCTCGAAATTCTGTCCGGTCTGATCGTGACACCGATCAACCAAGCCGTCCAAGGCGTCAAGGACTGGTGGAACCTGATCACCGGCAAGACCTCCAAGCTGGGCACGGACGGCAAGCTCGCGGCTGACCAGTTGACGGGCACGGTGCCGACGACTCAGGTCGGCGGCTTCAGTGGGACGGCCAACCTCGCGGACGGTCTGTCCACGCTGGTCGACAACACGGTGAAGGCCGCAGGCAACATCCTCGGATCGGGCTTCGGGCTGCAGGACCTGTTCGACTCCCTCAAGGGGATGCAGTCCAACATCGCGGACGCCAACGCGGCGCTCGCGCAGCTACAGGCCGACTGGGCTGGCAGTGTCAACTCGGGCAAGAAGTTCTTCGTCAACTTCGGTGACTACGACAACGCCAACAGCGTTCCGTCGATCCTGACCGAGGTCGTCAACACCGGGCCCGGTTCGGTGGCGACGGTCGACGGCCAGCTTCAGTGGTTGGACTCGGGCAGCGCATTCGCGCAGCGGATGTACCTGTACAACGTCGAGCCATTGATGGACGACTACTTCGAGGTCTCGTTCGTGATGCCACGGCGCTCGGAGGACGAGTTCTTCGGCTTCGCCAACCCGCCGTACAACTACGCCATCGGCCGGTCGAACGCCTCGGGCTCCCGCTTCTGCTTCGCCAGGGTGGGCTACTCACGCGCCCGGATGGGCTGCGTGGTCGACGGCACGACGACGCTGTTCGGCACTGCGGACATCTCGTACCAAGCGCCCGCTGGCGCTCGGATCAAGTTCCGTGGCGGCACAACTGGCGGTGTCCGCGTTTTCCAGCTTCTGGTCAACAACCAGATCATCGGCACGGTGACGGATACCGGCAACGTCAGCTTCGCGGGTGCGGGCTACCGGATGGTCGGCCTCGGCTTCGAGGCGCAGCCTCGCGGCGGCGGGCAGGGCACTCCGGGAACGATCTCGGCCTTCTCTGCCAACGACAACACCCCGCAGGCGACGGTCGGCACATCGTTCCGGGCGTACCGAGCGGCGACTGCCTCGATCAACAAGACCTCGGGTGTGAACGTCCTCCCGGCGAACTGCATCGACACCATCGACCACATCAGCAGCGACCTGACGTGGACGCCGGCGACCCAGCGGCTCACCTACAACGGTGAGCGGCCGAAGACGTTCCTCGTCGGCATGAGGATCAAGTCGGGCAGCATCATCCCGGCCGCTGGCAACTGGACTCAGGTGCTCTACAAGAACGGCACCCTGTACGCCAGACTCGAAGGCCACCAAGGCCACCTGGACACGTCGACCAACAACGACAACGAGAACAACCTCACGTTCGTCGGTGGTGGGACTCCGATGGTCCAGATGAATCCCGGCGACTACATCAGCTTCGGATTCGAGAACAGCGCCACAATCGGCATCATCGGTTCCGGTGACGGCTCCCAGACATGGGTGAACGCCATCGGCATCGGATAACAAGAGAGCCCCTCTCCCAGGACCCCGCGTACCTGGGAGGGGGGCTTTTTTGCGTTTCAGGGGGTCAGCGGTAGCGGTTCGCCATGAGGCCCCAGACCGCCGTCCACATGCCGCACCACCCGGCTGCCACCAGCCAGAGGATCGTCGGCGCGGCGACGAGGGCGAACAGGAAGAACGCAGTCGGAATCGCTGAGAGGATCGCGAGGACGAGGAACAGAGGGTTGGGTGCCGCCTTCCGCTGCGGCGGCACGAACGGCACGGGCGGTGGGACGTTCACATTCATCATCAGGTCTCCTATCCCTGTGAACATGCTGGAAGCTAGGAGCCTGGCATAGTCACGTCCCGGTGGCCAGGGCCGACATGCGCTTCGCGATCTCGATGTCGCGTGCCTCCGAAGCCATCTGGTACTTCATCGCCATGCGTGGCGTCGTGTGCCCGAGACGGACCATCAGCTCCTTGGTGGTGGCACCGGCCTGGGCGGCGTAGGTCGCTCCCACGGCGCGGAGGTCGTGGACCCGGAGGTCTGTGCGGCCGATCTTGGCGTAGCCCTTCTTGAGCGACCGGGTGAACGCGGCCTTCGTCAGCCGCTGCTTCTGAGTCGTGGTGACCAGCAGGGCCTCTGGGCCCTTGTTCATCTTGGTCCGGTCCTTCATGTGCTCGCGGACCATCTCAGCGACGTGCGGAGGCACGGTCACCGGCCGCTTCGAGCGGACGGTCTTGGTCTCACCGACGACGATCTTCTGGCCGACGCGGGCCGCGCCGCGACGGACCCGGAAGTGCATGGTCTCCCCGTCGTCCATGATGTCCTTGCGTCGGAGCTCGATGAGCTCCCCGAAGCGCAGGCTGGTCCACGCCAGGATGTAGACCGCGATCCGGTAGTGCTCGTGGACCTCGGCGGCGACCGTCTCCAGTTGCTCGACGGAGAGCGCCTCTACGTCGCGCTCGGCCGCAGCCTTCTGCTCGATCCGGCAGGGGTTCTCGGAGAGCAGCTTGTCCTCGACGGCGGTGTTCATCACCGCCCGGAGCACGTTGTAGGCGTGCCGACGCGCTGTCGGGTACTGCTTGCCCATCCCGGCCCACCACGCCCGGACGACTGCCGGCGTCATCTCGGCCACCGGAGTCTCCCCCAGCGCCGGGTAGATGCGCTTCTGGGCATGAGTCTCGTAGAGGTTCTTGGTGCCCGGAGCGAGGTCCCGCTCGCTCAGCCACTTCCGGGTGTACTCCTCGACGGTGATCGCGGAGACCTTGGCCTTCCGCAGCCGCTCGGCGGGCGGCGTCCACTCCCCGTTCTCGATGAGCCGCTTCTCCTTGGCGAGCCACGCTTCGGCGTCCATCCGGTTGTCGTAGGTGGTCGGCGCGTTGTACCGCTTGTCGTCCAGCGGGCACACGTAGGATGCGTGAATCCGGCCCGATCCGATGGTGCGTAGTTTCCCCCAACTGCGTCTACTAGGTGCCATAATCCGTGACCCTATCATGACCCTCAGTTGGCCGGTCGTGACTACGACCAGGCATTTTTGACCACTTTAAGGTCACGGCCAGGGTGCCCTCAAAACATACTCTGAGCTGCTACGATGCCATCGTTCACAACCCATCCTTCCAAACTAGCTACGCGGGTTCGATTCCCGTCGCCCGCTCCGCAGGTCAGAGGCGGTTTTTAAGCCGAAGGCCGATCTTGAACAGGGGTCCGTGCCCCTCAGCGTGACCCTCACGACCTGGGACAACGTGCTTGCGTAAGGTCGCATCTCTGCTACGTTCGGTCCGGTAGCAAACGCAAAAAAGAGCCCCCCGCCTGCGGTAACAGACGAGGGGCGTTCACACCAGATAGGAGCTGGTGCAGTGATGATTGTGCCACGTCAGAGAGTTGCAGTGAGAGTTGCAACGGCCGGAACCGTCGCAGTCGGAGGTCTCGCGTTCGCGCTCTCGTTCACGGCGTTGTCGGACCTCGCGGGGCACGTAGGGGTCACGCCAGGGCAGGAATGGATGGTGCCGCTCGTGATCGACGGCGGCATCATCGTCGCCACGATGGCGACGGTCGCACTGACCCGACACGGGTGGTACGCCTGGACGCTGCTCATCCTGTCGTCGTTGGTCTCGGTGGCGGGGAACGTAGTCCACGCGGGGCCCCACGGGCCCATCGCGATGGCCGTCGCAGCCATTCCCCCGCTGTGGCTGCTCGCCTCGACGCATCTGACGGTCCTCCTCTACCGGGAGACCCGAGAAAGTCGCTTAGAAGCGATCTCAGCGCCTCTTTTGACCAGGGCTTTTGCAGAAAACGCTGCTTGACTGCGCCCGACCGGAGAAACGACAAAAAAGCCCCCGGACAGCCCAATTTCAGGGCTGCCCGAGGGCCATTGGTCAGGCACCGATGGGTCGCATCAGTGCTTCGACGGAATCACGCTCGACACGGATCAGCCGGGGGCCGAGCCGGATCGCTTTGAGTCGGCCGTCCGCGATGTAGCGACGGACGGTCTTGACGGACACGCCGAGGTAGTCGGCGGTCTGTTGGATGGATGCTCTCTGAGGCAGCATTCAGTCCTCCTGTTCGATGTTGATCTGGTCACGCAGCTCGATGAAGCCGAGCCGCCAGGGCTCGTCGGGCGGGTACACCACTCGCTCGATGCCGGCGGCGTCGATCAGCTTGGAGCAGTCTCCGCAGGGCTCTCTGGTGATGTAGAGAGAAGCGCCCCGAAGGTCCTCTCTATCGCAGTAGAGAAGCGCGTTAGCCTCTGCATGTACTGCGACACAACGGGTTGCTCCCGAGCTGTAACTATCGACGCCAGGTCTGGCGTTGCTCTTTCGACGTGGACACGTCCCGCAACCAGGACGGCCAGCAGGGGCCCCGTTGTATCCGGTTGCTCTGACTCGTCGGTCCTTGACGACGACGGCTCCAACCTTGCTCCTTTCACAGTCGGACCGCTCGGCAGCCGCCCGAGCGATGCCGAGGAAGTACTCATCCCAGTCCGGTCTCATCGCGGCCTACGGGGCACCCAGGGCCCCGTGAGGGGCTCCAGGTTCCCGTCCTTCAATCGAACGAACACCCCGCCAGTGCCGTTGGCCCGTCCCCCGTAGCGGAAGACGACCGGCGTGGTGCTGGATCGCGGTGTGTCGTATCGGTGCTTCGCCATCAGAAGAAGATCGGCATACCGACCGGGTTCCCCGGCATCGGCATGAAGATCACGCCGTTGGGCCCGTCGTAGTCCGACGTGCTCCCACCCGACTCGCCTTCACAGGCGGTCAGGCCGAGGACGACGGCCAGGAGCAGAAGTGCGGTAACGAGTTTCATCGGTTTCCTCTCGGTTTTCTGAGACCCATCGCGGACGCCCATGTCCGCTTGGGTTTCGGTGGGGGTGTTGGTTCGGGCTCGATCAGGACCGCCCGGATGCTGACGCTGATGTCGGCTCTCGCTCGGCCCATCAGCCCGTAGGGCACGGAGTTGAACTCGATCCGAGGCTGCTCGAGGACGCCGAACTCGCGTCCGTTGAAGTGCATGATCGGTCGGCCCTTGTCGTCCTCCACGATCTGGAGGTAGACATCGCCTGCACTCATGCAGCCGTCCAGTAGATGACGGTCCGGTTCGTCGGCTCGTACTTGGCGCGGTGGGACTCGACCACCAGGCCCCGCTCCCGGAGCCGGAAGACGGTCGGTGTCACCGAGTTGATCGGCAAGCCAAGGAGACCCGCCAGTTCGAGGTTGCACAGCGGCCTCCCCCGCTGCAGCCACGCCAGGGCCTCGACCTCCCGCTTGGGGAGGAGAGGTTTGATCTGGTGGTACGACTCGATGCTGGTTGCCTGTACGGTCATCGCCCGAGTTCCTTTCGTAGTTCGGCATTTTCGAGTTCGAGCTCCGCGATCCGGCACTCCCGCGAGTCGCGGTCGTAGTCGGCGTTGTCGGCTTCGTCCAGAGCCATGTGGAGCTTGCGGACGAGGTCTGCGAGGCAGCCGTGGAGACCGGCGATGAAGTCAGCGTCTTCTTCTCGCTCGAATGAAGCGATGAACTTACGCTCGTTCTCCTTGTCGACGGCGAGCACCAGGAAGGTGCCGGGGCCCCCGGCGTAGTGCTCGGTGTCCTCCTCGACCATCCAGTACGTGTCCTGTGCCCCAGTGGTTTTCGACCACTGTTGGTACAGCAGGTCGAAGAAGTCACGATCCTCCACGAAGGATTCCCTTCTCTTCGAGCTCGGTGATGGCTGCCTCCACGACGCTCTCGATGAGCGTCCGAATCGCCCAGTTCCGTTCCACCTGGCTCATGTTCTCCACGCCGAGCGCGAGCTTCTGGACGGTCAGTCGGTGGTTCTCCCCGAACTCCGGGATGGACGACTGATCCGGTAGGGTGATGTACAGCTCGACCGTCGTTGACGGTGGTCGCAGCGGGGCGATGGCGGGGGAGTCTCCCTCTCCCCCGTGCATCCACTTCATCGGTTGAGCTCCTTCATGATCGGCAGTTCTCTGACTTGGTCGAACAGATCGGGGAACTGGCGGGACATCTCCATGAGCTGCTCGTGCGTGACGCGGGTGGTGATCCGCAGCAGCACCGAGTTGGTGATGAACGACCGTGAGTCATCCGAGCTGATCTCGACGTATCCCCCTGGCCACCAGGGGTAGTCGTTGTAGTTCGCCATCAGCTCTTCCCGACATACGGCATGAGGTCTGCCACGAACCGCAGGAACGTCAGTTCCTTTGGAGCGCCCGCAGGCTTCATCGCGTCGGGGATGAGGTAGACCTCCAGGGCCCCCTCACCGCTGAGCGGATGCGGCATGATCGTCCCGAGCTTGTTCAGCTCGTAGATGGCCCTGCCCATGAGCTCCTCGGTCAGCCCGTCCGGAGCTGGCAGTGCGACTGCAGCCTTCACGGAAGCACCCCCTCTGCCTTGAGTGCTTCCTTCATCGCCGCGACGGCGGCGTCGTAGGCGAGACTGACGTACTCGTCGTCGCCCAGCCACAGGCGGTCGATGACCGCCTCGGCTGTGGCCTTGCGCTTCCCGTTCTCCACAGTCAGCGTCAGCTTGATTCCATCCATGTTTCCTCCTTGTGCGATGTCTAGTACTCGGCCCCGTAAAGCGAGCCCCACGAGCGACCGCCGACCTCCGGGTCGGTGCCGATGAGCACCGGGCCCATCTGCTCGGCCATGAGCTCACCGATGCGCTGCGCTCCCCACTCGGCCTTGTCGGCCGGAACCGACGCCAGAATCTCGTCGTGGATCGGCAGCCGAAGGTAGGGAGTGAATCCCGCGTCGTGCAGCCTCAGCAGTGCCCTGCAAGTCACGTCGCGAGACGACGACTGGATCAGGTAGTTGAGTGCTGAGTAGGCGCGCTGCGGGTCGACCGGCAGTCGCCGGCCTCCCAGCCCGTCGATGAACGGGGTGGTGATGTAGCCGTTCCGGATCGCCTCACGCTGCAGCCGCTGGCTGAGCTTCTGGACCTCCGGGTAGGCCCGGTCGAACCCGGCGACGACCTGTTGAGCCGTCCCCATGTCCAGGCCGGTCTGCTCGGCCACCGTCTTCGCACCGCCTCCGTAAACGCGGCCGAAGTTCACCACCTTGGCGTACTTGCGCTCGGGGTCGTCCTTCTGGATGTGCTCACCGAACGCCGCCCTGGCCGTCATCAGGTGCAGGTCCTCGTCGTTGAGGAACGCCTGAATCATCCGCTGGTCCTTCGACAGCGCCGCGAGCACGCGGAGCTCCTGGGCCTGGTAGTCGACCGACGCGATCCGATGCCCCTCGTCAGCGAGGAAGCAGCGCCGGATTGTCGAGTCCCCAGCAGGCAGCGTTTGGGCAGGAATACCCGTTATAGACATGCGGGCCGTCCGCGCACGCAAAGGGTTGATCGCTGCGTGGCAACGGTTCTGGCTGTCCCTCTGCTTGAGGAACCCGTCGACCCATGTTTTCCTCCACTTCCCGGCCTTCTTGGCCTCGATGACCGCCGTCGCGAACTCCCCGGCCTTCGGGTGCTCGACCAGCTCGGAGAGCACCGCGTCGTCCACCTTCCGCTTGCCGGATGGTGTGCGGCCCTTGATCCGAACGCCCATACCCTCCAGCACGTCGGCCACCTGGTCAGTGGAGTTGACCTTCTCGCACCCGTAGTTGAGTGCGATCTCGTTGTAGTGGCTCTCCTTGACTTGGAGGTCCAGCGACAACTCCTCGGTGTACTCGACATCGAGGAGGAACCCTGTCCGCTCCATGTATGAGCAGATGGCCGCGAGCCGGTGCTCGTTCTGCACCAGCTCGTCGGAGACCTTCACCAGCGGTGCGAGCTTCTGAATCAGCCGCGCCGCGAGGATCGGGTCCATACCCGAGTAGAGCTGGTAGTGCGGGTCCTCGAAGGGGACCTTCTTCCAGACGTTGGCCTTGGTCGTCTTGTTCGCCTTGGCGAGGTCGGCCATCAGCGTCTTGACGTTGTCGGCCACCGCTGTGTCGATGTAGCGACGTGTCAGGTCCTCCAGCGAGTGACCGGAGCCGCCTTCGTCCTTGCCCCTGGGGTCAATCAGGTGGGCCAGGATGCGGGTGTCCTTGACCTTCGGCCACATGGCCTCCATCGGGACGCCCAGCGTCCGCTCGAAGACCTGGAGGTCGTAGGCTGCGTTGTGCAGCACGAAGCCGTTGACAGCCTCAAGGGCCTCACGTACCGCGTGCTCGAACCGGGGCCCGAGCTCTACCGGAACCACCCAGGCTTCGCCCGGAGTGCCGAACTGGACTAGGCGACAACGGAACTTGTCGTCGTAGATGTCCAGCCCGGTCGTCTCCGAGTCGAGGCCGAGGAAGCCCAGATGAGCCCGGATGAAGTCGCTGAAGCCGTCGAGGTCGTCTTCGTTCTCGACCACGTTGATGACGACGTTGTCGCCGGCGACCTCATGCCGGTGCTCGATCATGGTGCTCCTATCGGTGGTACTGCCCCCGGACGATCCGGGAGATGGTGGATGGGTTCACGTCGAAGGACCGCGCTACGTCGCGCCGGGATACGCCCGCACGGACGAGGTCCTTGATGAAGGCGACCTCGGTCCTGTCCAACTTCGGACGGTTCGGTCGGTTCGGACCCTTGGTCTCCAACTTGGCTCGCAGCTCTCGGTTCTGGCGAGCGAGTTCCTCGCGCTGTTCCCACAGCGTGGTGTTCGAGCTTGCGAGAGCGTCGATGGACGCATTCGCCTCTCGCAGAGCGACTTTCAGTTCCTTCTTTCGCATCAGATTCCCTCCAGCGGTGACACCGCGTAGTACATGAGGTTCGGCCGGTAGAAGCTCAGGTAGGCACCTGAGTCGCCGGTGATGACCAACGTGTTCTCGATGGGATCGACGTTGACCTCGCCCTGTGTGCGGATGATGGTCCCGTCGATCAGCAGGACAGTGACTTCCTTCATGTCGCCTCTCAGTAGGTGTAGGGCTCGTTGGGGATGTCCTGGTAGGTGTTGGGAGCGATCTCCCGAAGCTGCGCGAGCAGTTCCCCTGCCAGTTCACGGATTTCGGCGTCGGCTGCCTGGTGGTAGCGAGCCTTGATGACGTACCGCCACGCCCGGTGGTTACCGGTCACGACCATCGGTGAGTTGGTCATGTTCGGCAGCACCGCTCGTGCTGCCTCGCGGGCCTTCTTGCGCGGCAGGCCAGCGTTCTCCAGGACAGCGAGGAGCCGCTTGTAGTAGCTCTCCGCTGAGTCCCACGCTTCGGCCAGGAAGTGGGCTGCGTCCCGGTACTGGTTCTCTGGCAGCTCCCACACCACGGGCGGCGTGTGACCGCCCAGCGGCGTCGGGTCGACATACCGTTGCGAGACAACGGAGAACGACAGGTGCCTGTGGCGCTCCAGCTCGGTCAGCACCGACCGGCTGGCCTCGATGTAGAACGTGGCCGAGGCGTGCTCCAGCACGCTCTCGTGACCGACCTCGAGGATGTGAGCGAGGTAGTCCTCGTTCTCCTGAGTGGCCGGGTTCGGCCGGTCGAACGACCGGTAGCAGTTGCGGCCTGCGAACTCCGCGAGCTCGTCAGCGTCCCAGTCCCCGATCCCGCCAGCGGTCTCGTAGGGGTGCGGCGTGTAGCCCAGCTCGTGCAAGACGAAGGGGTCGACCTCGGTTGCTGCGATCAGCTTGACCTTCAATGTGTTCCTCTCTCAGGGGTGGAGAGGGCCCCCGTAGGGGCCCCCTCCGTGTGCGATGTCAAGTCGGCTACAGCCAGACAGGCTTCTCGTCGGAGCCGCGAGGCGGCATCCAAGCCGACCAGGGCTTGCCGTTCTTGCCGGTACCGGACTTGTAGGTCCAGTCCGGGCCCGGAGCCGGTGGGGTGCCCGCAGGCGGTTCCTGAGCGCCGCGAGGGGCGTTGGAGCGGCCACCGCCGCCACCGCTGTTGCCACCGGACGCCTTGGCCGGTGCCATGCCCGCGAAGTGCTGACCCGCGTTCTGGACGCGCTCCATGAGCGCACCGAGGGTGGCACCCTGGTTGGTCACCTGATCGAGAGCATCGTCCAGGTCCTCGGCGTGGATGACGATCCACGGTGCCTCGAACCCGGTGCCGCCCTTGAAGGTCAGGACGACCTTGCCCTCACCGGCTGCCGCAGCCTTGGCCGGTGCAGCCTTGGCAGCGGCCTTCTTGGCCGGGGCCTTCTTCGGGGCCTCAGGTGGCGGCGCGTCGAACGCCGACTCCTGCGGCTCGGGAGCAGCCTGAGCCTCGTCGGTGGCGGGAGCGGATGCGAATGGGTCCTGCAATGTAACTACCTTTCCTCTGGGTGGGTTATCGAATCGGGCACGCCCCGGAGGCGCACTCTTCATCGACGGAGTCGGCTACGGCCTTGGTGGTCGCGGCCTTGTACTGCTTCTTGGTGATTCGCTCGTAAGGTGCCTGCGGCATGGACGATTCGGGGAAGATGGTCGCTCCCTTGAGCAGACCCCCGAAGGTCCTGAGCTGTTCACCCACGACGTGCGGCTTGTACCTGTCCGGATCGACGTTCGCGGTGAACGACACCGCGTTGTCGGCCCAGAGCATCTGGTACATCGCCTGGAACGCGAGGAGCTGGTTGAGCGTCAAATCCTCTGCGGATTCAACGATCTCCTCAGCATCGCGTCCGAACCGGTCGACAACCTCTTGCACGAGGGTGTCCTTGGTGGGGATGGTGACCACCACGGTGTTCTGCGCGTACTGGCAGGGCTCGAAGTCGTACCCCTGGTCAATCAGCTTGTCGAGCTCTGCATCTCCCTTCGAGAACCGGATGCGCCGGTTGAAGTACTTGGCGAAGATCGGGTGGATACCCTCACTGACGCCAGGCATCTTCGCGATGGTCCCTGTCGGGGCCACCGTCCGGGTTTTGACCGGAACCGGGATTCGCAGCTCGTGGCTGAACTGCTGTGCCGACTGCTCGACCTCCTTGGCGAGCTCTCGCAGCGTCTTCCGGAAGTGCTTGTCCAGAGGCGCTTTCGAGTACCGCCGACCTGTCATCGCCAGGTAGGACGCCACTCCGAGATGCCCGACGCCGATGCGTCGGTTCCGGTCCAGGACCTCCCGCGACTTCGGGTCACCGACCGGGCTGAACGTCGCCCGGATCAGGAACCGAGCCATCAGCCTGTGCGACCGGACGAGGTCGATGGTGTCGACCTTCCCGTTGTCCTTGACGAACGCCGCCAGGTTGATGTGCCCGAGGTTGCACGGCTCCCACTCCTGCAGCGTGATCTCACCGCAGGGGTTGGTGCAGACGACCTCGTTGGGCTCGCCCTGGTTCGACAGGGACGAGTCCCAGAACCCCGGCTCGCCGTTGGCGACCATGCCCTCGGTGATCGCGTTGAGGACCCAGTGAGCGTGCTTCTGGATGATCATCTGCGGACGCTCGACGGCGAAGCTGCCGTACTCGTGCCGGTTCAGCTCCCAGAACTCGTCATCGACCTCGACCGAGATGTTCGTCGTCCAGTGCTTGCCAGTGGCCTGCTTGATGTTGACGAACTCCGCGATCTGCGGGTCCTTCCAGTGCATCATCGACATGCGAGCCGACCGGCGAACACCGCCGGCCACCACACACTGCGCGATGGCGTGGTCGATCTCCATCGCCGCGATCCCGTCGAGAGAGCCACCGACAGTGGCGATCTCGCTGAGAATCTCGCAAACGTCGATCAGCATCCGAGCCAGCGGCTGTGGGCCTGAGGCCCTGCCGCCGAACGTCTTCAGCTTGGCACCGAACGGACGCACCCGAGACACGTCGTAGACGCGCTGGAAGTGGCTGACCTCGTCGCGGTAGTGGGTGTCGATCAGGTCGACCAGGGCTGCCGCCCAACCTTCCCGCGAGTCCTCGATGACGAACGCACCGGCCCAGTCCGGGTCGTACTCCGTCGAGAGCACACCGGCTTCCTTCATCGCCTCGTAGTCCGGATGCTCCTCGTCGCACACGATGTGGACGTAGAGCTCCTGCTGCACAGGGCCGTAGTCGATGAACCGGTTCGAGTAGTTCGCACCGACACCGCCGCCCTCCATGAGGCGCATGAACGTGAACTCGAAGTGATCCGAGGGCTTCTCGGTCCACCCGCTCACCCAGCAGTTGAAGAGGTGCTGGGCGTTCTTCACGCCGGATGCCCACAGGTGACGACCTGCCGGGAGCATCTTGAACTCGGTGATGAGCCGGATCAGTTGCTCTCGCTCCCCTGGCTGCTGGTACTTCGCATCCACCAGCGCGAGGTTGCCGTCCACCACTCGTTCGACCGTCTCGGGCCAGGTCTCTTGCGAGCCATCAGGCTTCACACGGGAGTAGGTCCGGTTGTAGACGATCTCGCCCGTTGGGCCCCAGTTGACTTCCGTTGTCACTTGCCGCCTTTCACCAGTCGCAGGTAACCGGGCGTGTACTCGCCGCCGCAGTACAGCTCGCGATCCTCTGCAGGCCAGTTGTCGATCAGCATCGGTTTCTCGTCGGGGAAGAGCTCCGGGAAGACCTGGGCGCGGTACATCGCCATCCGGTCGTCTCCGTTGAACATCCCGTCGAAGATGTCGAGTCGTACTTCGGACGAGTCGCCGGTCGACTGGGTGATCCAGTCATCGAACACGTTCGCCAGCTCCGTCCGGTATGTCGTTGTTCCTGTCACGTTGCCCTCCTGGTCGGTTAATTCGAGTTCCTCATCCCCCTTCTCGATGAGTGCGATTGCGGCGTCGGCAGTTGGATCACTGCGTCCCCCAGAGGATTTGCGCGTCTCGGCTTGGACCGCTGCGCTGCTGACATCACCGGCTGTGATGACGATGATGTTGACGTGCTCGGTGATGGCCTTGTGGGCGTTCTTGAGCGCGTCCTGGGACGGACCGTCCTGGGGAATGACACCGTCGTCGTAGCGGCTCCGGAGAGCCTCTGCGTAGACGGCGTGCTGCTTCTCCAGAGCAGCCATAGCGGTGGGCATGATGTCCTTCAGGTACCGGTTGTTCGACCGGTCCTTTAGAACGTCCTTGACGGCCTCCGACGAGTAGAGGTTCCGACCGTTGAACTTGTTCCCGGCCAGCACCTGCTCGGTGAGGATTTGGATGGCAGCTCTTCGCACCGTGGCGATGGCCTCGGGCTTGGAGAGCTCCTCCAGCTTCCGTTGTGTCGCAGGACGTTCCAGATACCACACCCAGAGGTCCTGGACGAGGTCGTCCAGGCCCCCCTCGCGGCCCCAGGTGACGAGAGCCGACTTAGCGGCAGCCTCCATCACCTTGACCATGTGCGATGTCAAGTGTCAGACCTCCCAAGTGTGTCCGTCGACCGTGAAGCGGCCGTTGGTGATCGGGATGATCTCGGGCTTGACGTGGCGACCCTCGATGGTCAGCAGTCCGAACCCGGACTGCCAATTGCCGGTGCCGCCTTTGAGGTAGTCGGCCTGGCGCATGTCCATGAGGTTGCCGACCTCGACCCCGGTGACGATCTTCTTCGAGATCCCGCCGTAGCCCGAGGTGTGCGACAGGATGCCCTGACGGTGGGTATGGCCCATGATCACCGACGTGTCGAACTTCCGTGCCGCGTTGAGCGCCGTGTTACCGGCGATCCGCGACAGGCTGATCTGACCACGGTGGCCGTGGGTGGTGACCCATCCCGGCGCAACCCTGTAGAACTCGGGCAGCAGGTCGATCCCGAACCCGTCGAAGTCGAGCAGCGTCTCCAGGTGGAAAGCCCTGCTCTCGGCCAAGGCCGGCGCGTACTTCGAGAGGTACGTCCGTGGCCGCTCGTCGTGGTTGCCCTCGTGGACACCGACCGGACCGACGTAGATCGTCCGCAGCGGAGCGAGGAACCGCTCCTTGGCCTTCTTGGCGTCGGTGAACACCGACCCCTCGAACTCGCCTCGGGTGTCCTTGTTCCAGCGCGACGGCTGCGGGAAGTCCATCAGGTCTCCGATGTGGATCACCTGATCCGGCTGATAATCCCCGATGAACCGCAGCACCGCACGGACCGCTCGGCGGTCCTCATACGGAATCTGGGTGTCGGAGATGATCACGATGCGCTTACTCAACTTCGGGTTCCTCTTCGTAGATGCGTTCGACGCATCCGGCGTAACCGGCGATGTCGGTGAACGAATCGCGGTGGTAGCCGGTGCCTTTGACCCTGGCGATCTTCATGAGGATCATCAGGTTGGCTACGTCGATGTCGCTGATCGGGCGTTCGAGGTAACCGGAGAACAGAGCAGCGATGTCCGAGAAGTTCTCTCGGGGGTGCCCGTAGTTCTTGTTCCGCTCACCGTGGATGAGGCGCTGTGCCTCTTCCAGGATCGACTCACTCATCGTCGTCTCCTTCGTAGACGTAGTCGTGAATCTCGAGGAGTTCATCGAGACTCGGATCGGGTTGGGTCATGACATCCTTTCCAGCAGAGCGGATTTGCCCCTGCTGATGACTAGCGAGTTGACATCCTCGCCAGGTGGCATCGGGATCACCCTGCTGTTCGGCAGGGTCTGTGCCACTCGGTTGGCGAACTCGGCTCCCGGCTCGTCGCCGTCCGCGAGGACGTAGACGGTTCGGTATCCGATGAACAGCTCCCGCATGTAGGGCTTCCACATGTTGGCCCCAGGGACGCCCACGGCCGGGAGGCCGCAGATTTGAGCTGTGATGGCGTCGATCTCACCTTCGGTGATTGCGACATCGGGGACCTCGCGCAGTAGCGCGAGCGTGTTGTACAGCCACGGTTGATCCCCCGGCGCGGTCATGTACTTGCCATGCCCCCGGTGGTCGTGGTCCTGGATGCAGCGGTAGCGGATCGCGACGACGATCCATCCGTGTTCCCGCGACCAGCGCAGGTACGGGATCGCCATGAAGCCCCGGAACATCTCATGACCAGGGAGTGGGTCGTCCACGTACCCGAGCATGAACCGGTCTACTTCGTCCCTGACGCTGTCGAACGTCAGTCCCCTTGTCGCCAAATACTCTTCGGCTGGACTGCCGCTCAGACTTCGTCGGTACCGCTCGGTCGCTTCCCGGAGAAAGCTCTTCTGCGATTCGCTCAGCCTCTGCATAACTCACCTCCTCTTGCTTCTTGATCAGCCCGAGCACGTCGCCCTTGACGCCGCAGGCGAGGCAGTTGAACGCCTGGCGCACGAACGAGACGGCAGCCGAGGGAACCTCCTCGGCGTGGAACGGGCACAGACACTTGATCCAGTCCTTGCCGGTGTCCTTCGGTGGCTCCCAGTCCGGGTGGTACCGGTGGATCGCCTGGACTATCAGCGGCTCATCCGTTGATGGCATAGACGACGGTGTCCTCGACGCCGGTCTTATACGTGTCGTTGATCAGCTCATCGAACTTCTCAGCGAACTTCGCCTCGTCCTCGTCCGACCGGATGATCGCCTCGACTCGGTATCTCATGTTCCTCCTTTCTGTGCGATGTCAAGGTTCGGGCACGACTCGTTCCCCGATGGCTTCGACGGCCGGCGGGCTGTCGAGGTAGTCGATGATCCGCTGTGCGGCTTCCTGACTGTCCCTGAGATGCCCCAGGACGTTCCGGTTGCACGCGGTGCATAGAAGACCCCGGACGACGCCCGTTGCGTGGTCGTGGTCGACGCTGAGCCGCTTGCGCTTGCCGTTGGCGCGGCGGCAGATGTAGCAGTAGCCGCCTTGGTGCTCGTAGATCGCCCAGTACTCGTCGGCGGTGATGCCGTAGACATCCATCCACCGCTGTTCCTGTGTCAGCGTTCGGCGTTGCAGCCTCTTGGCCCGGTGGTGCGTGACGCACCGTGGGCCCGGATGCGGAGCCTTGCGCTTGGTGACGATCCCCTCGGCCGTGCAGTCGATGCACGGCTTGCGCTTGTGGGCCCGGTCCTGACTGCGGACTGTCGGCTTACGCCTTGTCGTCGTCATCGAGACCCTCCATGCAGAGATAGACCCACGCACCGAAGCCCCAGACGGCTACCAGCAGAGCGATCACGCGATCACGTCCCACATCGCCGTCTTGATCAGGTCGGCCGCGAACTCCGGGTCGACCAGCAGCCACGAGTGGAAGCCCCCGACCGTGAACAACTTGCCCCCGGCGAGCTCCGCTGCGCTCACACCGGCCGCATACGGCACGATCTGGTCGCACTCGGCGTGCAGGACGGCGGTCGGCACCGAGTTGGCCCGCATCTTCTCCAGCAGCGGAACCGTGTCGGCCTTCGTCAGCGCGTAGGCCGCACGGATGAACCGGAGACCGGACACCGACTCGTTCAGAGACGAAAGGAGGCTCAGACGCTCTCTGCGCGTCCGGGACCGCATCGCCCGGTAACCGTCCCCGAGGATGTCCACGAGCCCACCCACGGCGAAGCGAGCCGCCCGCGTCGGCAGGTTCCGGCCAGGCGCGATGGCGATGCCCTCGTGGTGCTCCTTCCCGGCTGCCGCGTCGATCAGGATCGCGGCGTGGACCCTCTCCGGGTAGGTGGCGGCGAACTCGACCGCCATAGCCCCGCCCATCGAGTGCCCGACCATGACTGCTTTGGCGATCTTGAGCGATGTCAAGGTTCGGGCAATGATGTTCGCCATGTCTTCGACGGTGTGGCCCCACGGCAGCGAGCCGCTGTCGCCGTGGTTGGCGGCGTCCGGTGCGATGACGTAGAACCCGAGGTAGGACAGCTCCTCGAAGAGCTCCTCGTAGGCGATGGCGCTGACGCTGAGCCCGTGCATGAACACGAGCGGTACCCCGCACGAATGCCCCGCCGTCGTGACGGCCACGCGGAACCCGTCGTCCAAGACGAGCGTCTGGTGCTTCAAACTCACTCCTTGATGTATCCGTGGTTGACGACCGGGATGCCTGCTGCCTCAGCCAGTTCCATGCAGCCGAAGGTCCCGATGGATTCCTTCAGCGGAAAGGCATGGCAGACATCGGCTCCGAGCCTGACCATCTGCGCGTTGCGTCGATGGCCTGCGGCCCTGCCGTAGCGGTCCCAGTCGGCCGGGTGGTCTTCGGGCTTGACCTTGTAGCCCATCTGGTGCATCCCCCATGCCCACCGGTCTGCGATGTCGTCAGCGCCTCGAGCAGCGCCGTGGACGACGATGATCCCGTCCGGGTGCCGATCCAGCTCGGCCTGCAGGGTGTTCCAGACGGCGTGCCGGTCACGCCAGTCCCGGCTTCCGGTGATGAGGACTCGCCTCACGGCACCCAGCGCCTGGCGGCGAGGTCGACGTTGAACTCCGACACGTTCTGTGCCAGCGGGAAGCGGAGCCCCTCGCGGGTGACCTTCGTCTTGACGACGGACTCCTTGCCGTTCTCGTCCTTGACGAGCGACTTACGGTCCCAGGAGACCGGCTTGGTCGCGATCAGCGCGGAGAGCGCCTGCTGGTGGACGATGTTCATCTTGGGGGTGGGCTTCGGCATAGTCGATTCCTTTCGTTTGTGCGATGTCAAGCCAGAGGGCAAAAAGACGAGCGAGGATCACGGCTGCGAGTAGTACTCGGAGTTGTTCATCAGCCACCGTTCGGTGCGCTCGTCGTCGGCCGGGACGAAGTCGTGGTCGTACCAGCCGCCATCGGAGTAGAGGAACGAGCCGATGAACTTGGTCTCGAACTTCCAGTCCTGGGTGATCAGATGGACCGCGTCCCAGACGCGGCCGAACGTGCGGCCGGTGGCGACCAAGTCATCCACGAAGACCCACCGCTTGCCGATCCGACCCTCGGCCTTCATCGACGTGTGCGATCCGTCGTTGGGCTTCCGCACGACGAGGTAGTTCTTGTCGAGCAGACGCGCCAGCGTCGTGGCGGCGATGGTCCCCGACAAGCCCGTACCGACCAAGGTGTCGTAGTCGACGTTGGAGAGGTACTGGTTGGCGAGCTCCAGCAGCCGATCCGGCTTGTGGACCACCCGGAGGTAGGTCTCGTCGGTCAGATCGAGCACCTTCTTCTCCGGACGCGGAGCCGGTGGCGCGATGGTCTGGTACTGGACGGTGTCCCAGGGCGCGAAGATTGCATCAGCGAGGGTCATTGGCGGGCCTTGCCTTTCGTTACTGGTTGGAGGGGTCTCTGATTTGCATGGTGTCTCCGATGAACTCCAGCTCAACGAAGTCGAGTCCGGACGGGTCCATCCGGCCGGCGCGGTTCTTGACGGTCGATACGCGCAGAGCTTCGGGCCCGAACTCTTCGGACACTCTGTGCAATGTCAAGACGAGCTCAGGGACGCGGGTGATCTGGCCTTTGACCCCGGACAACGGGATCGGCTTGTCCGCGTCGTTGTAGGAGCCGGTGACGTGGTGCAGCCCGACGACGCAGGCCCCGGTGTTGCGGGCCATCGTGTGCAGGTAGTCCATCATCGACTCCAACCCTGAGAACGGGTCGTCGTCCTCACCGCCGCCCGAGCGGACGTTGGTGATGTTGTCGACCACCACCAGGTCCGGGTAGTCCCCGTAGCCCTGGCAGTACGCCTTCATCGAGTCCTCGATCTGGTCAAGGCTCGGTGATGCGTTGTAGTTGAACCGGATCGGGATGTCCTCGAACTCCTCTGCGACCTCGGCGAGGTCGGAGTTGCGGACCGCCCTGGCCGAACGCTCCATGCTCCACGCGGTCTGGATCGAGACCATCCGGTTGAGCTGGGTGAATGCGTCGGAGTCCGCGCTGAAGTACAGCGTCGGAACTCGAGCCTTGAGGGCATAGGTCAGCACGAACGCTGACTTGCCCGTACCGGGCCCCGCGCAGACCAGCGCGAGCTGGCCGCGTAGGAACCGGGTGCCTTTCATCTCCAGCGCCTGGAAGACCGGGGGCAGCGGATCGCCCGCCGATCCCTTGACGCGGAGACTCTGCATCGGTGTGTACATGTGCCTCCTACAGCTTGGTGAAGCAGAGCCAGCCGCCCAGCGCACCGAGCGCGATGATGAAGCCGAAGACGATCACTTCGGCAATCACAGCCCGAACTCCTCGTGGTACATCGGGATGAACTCGCTTGCGGGCCTTGGCAGGCCAGCTTCACAGTCCTTGTCGAACAGTCGGATCAGGTGCTCGATGTAGCCCTGATGCGACGGCGGTGCCTCCGCACAGAGCTGGGTGAGCTTCCGTCGCTGCTTCGCGACGTTCATCTCCATCTGGACGTTCCTCACACCCATTCCTTTCCATTCCAGCGACGGCCGTCCGGGTATCGGATGACGACCTCGCGCTCCGGGTCACGAGCCTTGTGCGATCTCGCGAACCGGGTGGCCGCGTCGATGTTCGGGAACGGGTAACTGCCGGGACCGTTGATGTGGTCCCGGCGTCCCATGTCCACGAAGTAGTACTCGTTGCCTGCCTCGATGTTGATCTGGCGTCGATAGCTTTGTGTCATGTCAAGTACTCAGCCAGCAGAAAACTCGCAGGCGAAGCTCACGTCGCAGAACCGGCAGTTGTCCTCGGACGGGTTCGGATCGAACTTGCCGGCCCGGACCTTGGCGTCGAGCTCCTTGAACTTCTCGGTGATGGCTTCCTTCGTCCAGTCCGTGAGGTTGTAGGGGTACGTTGCCTTGCCCGACTGGCCCATCCAGTAGTCGCCCAGCTCGGGCGGCTCGATGCCGTACTCCTCGGCCAGGGCCACGGCGTACACCGCGAGCTGGAAGTCGTCACCGGGCTGCTTGCCCGTCTTGTGGTCGCGGACGATCAACCCTTCGTCGGTCTCGATCACAGCGTCGATAAAGCCACGAACAAGCACACCGTCAAGATCAATGTCGAAGCCAAGTTCAATACCAGGCGTGCCATCGGGTGCAATCCAGATCACCTCCTCGGTGTGTGAAGTCGCCCAGTCGATGTACTTGCCGACCTGCTCGAGGCCGATGTCGTATCGGCGTGCGATGTCAAGTCGCCCACCGTAACGACCGCTGGCGAACCAATACTCGAAGTTCGGCGTGGTCGCACACGCCGCGTTGATGTACTTCTGGTAGGACTCCCGGAAGACCGCCTGAGCGGCCTCCAGAGACATCGTCCTACCGCTCCGCTCCCAAGCCTCTATGGCCTCGTGAACGGCGCTCCCCTGGGCCGTCCAGGCCGCAGGGCGCTGCCACGCCTTGTCGATGCGTGAGAGCTTGTAGCTGTAGGGGCATTTCTCGTACTGCTTGAGCTGAGACACACTGCGGTGCTTGCGCTCTTCGGTCATGACGCAACCTCCAACGTGTGTAGATGCTTGCGGATTGCAGCCGGTACCTCTGTCGGGTGAACGACGTACCGGCACTTCGTGATGAAGTCGACCACCGCTTGAGCGCGGGGATCGAGTGGCTCCGTGGGATCGAGGACCCCGTCGTAGACGAGCGAGGACTCCCAGTAGCCCTCTCCGAACATGATCCCTTTGTCCGGGACCGATTGGATGAAGATGGATTTCACGGCTTTGGCCCTGTCGAGCAGGGCCTTGACATCCGCGAACATCGGGTCGGTGTCTCGAACCGCCGAGCTCCGATACGTCAGGAGCAGGGTGACACCGAGCAGGTTGATGGATTCAGCGAACAGCCATCCTGGCCTGGAGACCCGGATTACGGGAGCGGCGAGTGCGAGTTGGTGGCATACGATTTGGAGTGGCACGGTTTCGTAGCTTTCTGCGTGTGCATGATCAGTGTCGTCCTTGTCCCCCGGTTGGTCTTCAGGTCGGATGTCTCGGGATCACGGTTCCCGAGGTGGGAATCTCCAAATCATTGCTCCTTCTTCGGTCAGGTCGGTGTAGTCGTTGACCCGGATCAGCAGGTCCTTGTCCTCCGGACGGCGCGGACGGTACGCCCAGCCGCCTGCCTTGCTGACGCCTTCTTCAGGCGGGATGTTCGGGTCGAACTCCAGCACATGGTCGCGGAGCTTCTTGTAGAAGCCGCGAAGCCTCGACAGCTTGAGGTCGTCCATGCCGACGCCACCGGTCGCCATGTACTCGCCGTGCTCGCGGAGCCTCCGGTACGGGGAGACCCCCTGCTGCATCGGGACCGGCACCTGGAACGGGAAGTGCTGAAGCACGATCTCTCGCGGCGTCAGCCGGCCCCCGTAGTAGTGCTTGATCCACGAGACGTACTGCCTCGTGACTCCGTACATCCGGGCGATCTCCGATTGGGTGTAGCCTTTGCCCTTCAGGTCCTCGACCACAGCGAGCGTTAGCTCGGGCTGGTTTTTATGGGGCTTGTCCGTCTTCATTTGTGTTTCTCCCTGTCTGCGACCCTTTGCCGCAGAGTGTCACATGTAAAGCATCGTTCGGTCAATCCTTCATGGCTTTCGCCGTTGATTCGCCGGTGTGCTGAGTCACACCGCCCCTGTCATGGTCGGATACTACACACGGTCGTTGACATGTGTGTCAACGGGTGCAGGTTTAGGTACCTCTAGCCTTTGACTTGCGGTTTTGTCGCTATCCTTCCAGTTCCTCGATCCTGGCCCGGACATCTTCCAGGTCCATGATGTCTTGTGGGTCGTCGCTCCCGGAGAGCTCGGCCTCCCACTCGATGGCGTCGTCCAGGTCCATGTCATCGACGTACATTGTCAAGCCTCCCTAACCTTCACTCGGTGCCCGGTTGTCTCGTGTACGCGGACCGCGATCCCCAGAGCCCGCGCCGTGGTGGCGCGGGACTCCCACGGGCAATCGCGACACCGTGCCTTGGTGGTCAGCCTTTGTCCCTGACGCGGGGCGGCTCCTGCGAGCCACCGGACGGTGACTTGTACTCCTGCTGGGTCTCGGAGATGTCGACCCATCCCCAGCCGCCGCGACCGTTGGCGCAGGCGTGCTTGTAGATCAAGCCTGGGCCCGTGCCGTGGTTGGCACACATGCCGGGGGCGGCCTCCGCGTAGGGCGGGGTCGCGACGATGGCTACCCCGATCCCAGCCATCGCGAGGCCGAAGATCAGCTTCCTCACGACAGCACCTCGATCCGGTGCCAGTTGCGCTCACCGATCCAGGCCAGGAGCTCGTCCCATGCCTTCGGCGCGTGGCCCTGACGGGGCGAGCGGGTGCCGTCCTGGGTGATGTACCAGCGGCCCAGCACGCGGATGGCGGCGAAGGTGTAGCTGAGGTTGTACTTGACGAACCGGATCACGGTCCCGTCGACGGACGGTTCCTCCGGGACGTGTGCTTCCCGGACGGCGCGAGCCAGCGCGAGCTCAGCTTCGAGCTCCTCGATCCGTGCGTTCAAGCCTTGCACGGTGTCGTCCACAAGGGTTACTGCCATTTTCTCTCCTTCTCTCTCAGCGGAATCTCGCTGTTTTGCGGGGTCTCTTGAGCCGATTCGCTCGGCGGGTGACCATGCCTAGCTCGGCGGGAAGGGGGTCAGTTGTGCTGAGCCCCAACGCTTCCCGGTAGGCGATGTCTGACTTGGTCAGCTTCATCAGCAGTACCAGTGCTTTCTGCAGTGCCGAGACTTCTTGTCTCGGTCGTCGTCCTTGGCCTTGCCGTTGTCGCTCGATGCCTTGGGCAGGCCCTCCTTGGCGTCCTGCTCGGTGCAGGGCGAGAACTCACCGCGCTCCAGGTGGAACCTGCGGTCGGCCGCTGGAGTGTTGGCGGTCTGCACGCCTCCCAGGTGCGCCCAACACTCGGCCGAGACATCGGCCCGAGCCTCCGCGATGATCGCCGGGGCGTTGCCGAGCACGATGGCCCCGCAAAGGCCGGCGAGTATGTACCGAGCCTTCATCGGGTTCGCCTCCGTCGCTGGAACTTTCGATCCTTGTAGTACTCGGGACCGTTGACCGCGTTGGTCAGCCAGCGCGGTGTCTTCGGACGTGGCTCCCCGACGTTGAACTCGTCGTCAACGCCGAGGTGCCAGTCCTCTCGGTGGATGTTGCTCATGCCTCTCCTACGTGCAGCAGCCGCAGCAGGGGGCGTCCTCGCAGCGGCCTTTGGCGTTCACGGACAGCACCGCTCCGGAATTGAGAACGATGGTGTGGGTCTTGGGCTTGTACTTCGACCCGTAGGGGCGGCGACGGTAGTTGCGTGCCATGTCTTGCTCCTCTCTGAGCGATGTAAAGTGTGTGACTAAGGCTGTAGCCGTCGCACGTCCATCCCCTGGGAGCAAGCCTCCCAGCGGCTGTGTCCGCTGCTGCCTTCGGGACTCGGCCTGCCAGGGGGAACGATCTCGTATCGGTCCCGGTTCCTGACGGTTCCTTATCTCCGTGTCGTACCTTCAGTTAAACACGCACTCTGTGCGATGTCAAGCAAGAAGGTCACGAATAGCGGCTGCGGCCTGTTGGACGACCACCCCGTTGCCGATGATCTTCATCGCAGCGGTGCGGCTGATCTTGCCTTCGGGGGCCCGTCGACCAGAGGTCTCGATGAGGTCGGTGACCCATCCCTCTTCCCAGCCCATCATCCATTCGCTGAAGGCTGCGTTCAGTCGCGGGTTGCCGTTCTTGTTCGGCTCGGTGGGCACCGGTACCTCACGCCCGACGATCCCTTCCCATCGCCGGATCGCCGGCTCGAACTTGCCCCACTCGGACGTGCCGTACAGGTGGGTCGCCGTGGTCCGGAGGTCCATGCCTCCGTCGCCGTGGTGTCCCCCACCCTGCGAGTCGGTGGTCAGCGGTGTCGGGAGCAGAGCCACTGCTCCTGGCAGGTCCATGCCTCCCTCACGCTTGTTCGGGTTCGGGCCCTTGCCGTCGCGAGCCGCAGGCGTCGGGAACAGCTTCCACATCGCGTCGGTCAGGGTGTCGCCAGCGTGAGCTGGTACCTCCTTCGGCGTGCGGTTGGCCGTCGAGTTGCGGGTGCCTTTGGCGTCAGTCGCGACCGGGGTGGGCAACAATGAAGACTCGTTCTCGCTTGTGTGGGGCTCCGATGGCTCCAGCGGCAAGAGTCTTCCACTTCGCGTCATACCCGAGGTCGGAAAGGTCCCGGAGAACTCTTCCCATCGCTCGCATTTGAAGGCCGGATGCGTCTGTTGCCTTGGCACTGAGTAGTCCTCTTACGTTCTCGATGACCACGACTCGTGGTCGAAGGATGTCGATGGCTTCTGCGAAGTGAGCCCAGAGCCCGGACCGGGTGCCCTGGCCGATGCCTGCCTTGAGTCCAGCGGGGCTCACGTCTTGGCAGGGGAAGCCGCCGCACAGGATGTCGACGGCCGGAACCTCGTGCCAGTTCACCTTGCTCACGTCTCCGAGGTTGGGCACGCCGAACCTCTTCGCGAGCAGCGTGGCTGCGGCCTTCTCGACCTCGACCTGCCAGATGGTCTGACCGCCGAAGACTTCCTCGACGGCGAGGTCCAGTCCACCGGCTCCGCTGAACAGCGAGCCGATGCGGGGTCCGTGGCTCATGCTGCCCGCCAATCCGCAGGCAGGAAGCCTCCCTTGGTGATCCACTCATCGAGAGCGGTCATCAGCTCGACCATGCGGTCGATGGCTTCCTGTCCGACAGCCAGACCGTGGCGGTCATAGTCGGACATCAGGAGCCGCAGCTCTTCGAGCGTGGCGTCGGGTGCCATGCCTAACCTCTCTTCTTCCAGACGACGGGGCTGCTGCTCGGACGGCAGCGGCAGCGCCAACCCTCGAGCCTCTTGGGCTGGCGGTAGCGGGCGAATTGCTTTCCGTGGCTGCAGGTTCCGATCCACGGCGCGGTGGGGTCGATGTCTTCCATCTCGAAGCACCGCTGTCCGTTGCCACCGAGCTCGCGATGCTTGCGAGCCCAGACGTAGTCGTGACCGTGTCCCGGACCGACCAGCGCGTGAGCGATCTCGTGGGTGATCGTCTGCATGGTGTCTTCGGCCGAGCGAAGCCTCAGCAGGTGCAGCGAGAGGCTGATGGTGCGGTCGCGGTAGTTGCACTGGCCCGCACGGCGTTTGGCGTTGTCGAACCTCAGGTGCCAGTCCTGCAGGCCGTGCTCGTCCATCAGGCACCGAGCCTGGAACCGTGCCTGCGGCGGGGTCATCGTGGTCGGGCGGTCCAACATCGCGGTCATTGCTCGTCTCGCTTCCATGCCTTGCGGTGGCCCTTGCCGGGGCGCTTCATCTCTCGCTTGCGATTGCGGTGCGGCTGTGCCGCGTTCGACTGCCTGAGCCCGAGCCGTGCCTCTAGCTGCTCGGGTGTGGCTCGGGTGCTCATGGCTTGCTCCTTGTGCGATGTCAAGCGGCGTACACGCGCTTGTGCGTCATGACGGCCAGGTCAGCCCCGGCGAACGGTGTCTCGTCATCGGCGTAGACGAACGTCGAGTACTTGCGGGGGTTGTAGGTCACAAGCCTCGCGTTCACGTCGAGGTCGACGGCCTCACCCTGGACCAGCTCTCCGACAAGGCCGGCGTGTACGTTCTTGCGTCCCTCGCGCAGGACACGCTGGCGTCCTGCCTCCGATACCTTGCCTTCGACGTTGCGAAGGATGACGTAGTGGCTGCGGGTGATGACTCGACCCTTGTCCGGGCCTTCGAGCGCCTTGACGCTCCACATGTGCTTGTGCAGGTTGAAGTAGACGAAGACTCTCACAGCGCGTCGATCCCTTCGCTCATGATCTCGGACACGACCTCGAACGGACGCAGTCCGTCGTCGTGCATGTCTCGGTAGCAGCGGTCATGCGATGTCTCGGGTGGTCACACCCATGCGCTTGAGCAGTTGGGCGTCCACGAGTCGCATCCATTGCTTGAAGGCAGCGTCGGACATGTCATCCCTCCTCGACGGTGTCGTCCACGACGAGCACCGAGCTCTCGCCGAGGCTCAGGTACCAGTTGCCCGTGTCTTCATCGAGCCACATGCCCACCTGGCCCGGTTGATCCGAGCAATCCTCTTCGACGCACTCGGGGAACATGTCGATGTCGATGTCGGACAGGTCGACTGTGGGCCCGATGCCTAGTGCGATGAGCGCAGCGATGATCACTTCGATCCCTTCGGTTTGGTCTGACGTGGGGGGTACCAGCCGGATCGCTGGTGTCGCCGTGCCTTACGCATGGCGAGCATGATGTCGGCGTTCACGACTCGGTCAGGTGGTCGATGATGGAGACCAGCGCGGCCGATACCTCACCCACGGGCAGGATGACTGCGGCGTGACGCTTCTTGCCGTCGTGACCGGTGACCGTGAAGCGCAAGCCTCCGGTCGGTTCGGCCTCCACGAGGAGCCCGTGCGGGCTCCCGGTCGAAGACTTGCCCGTGATCTGGACGATGGTGTCGCGCTTCATGCCTGTCCTCTCGTGTGCGATGTCAAGCCGTGGCCCGAATGAAGCCAGCGGTGTTGTCTTTCTTCCACTCGTGGCCCTTGGCCCGCAGGCCGACGACCACGCCTCGTGGGTCGTTCCGACGCTCGTCGGACTCGTCGCCGTCGATGACTCGGTACCCGTTCCATTCCTCGGGCAGAGCCTCGCCACGCCTCGTGGTGAAGGGCATCGCGACGTTGCCTCCGCTGGCGAGGATGCCTTGCAGGTACTCGTCGCTCGTGTGCGACGGTTCCTTGGCCGAGTACGTCAGGCTGTAGTCCGAAGACTCAGCACGATCCCTCGGAGACCACGCGGTGTAGTCGTACATCAGCACGCCAGCCTCAGCCAACGCTTGCACCATGTGCGGAGCGACGATCTCCCAGCGGATGTCGCTGGTCGTGTTGAGGCGCAGGTTGATCCGGCCATGCCTACGAAGGGCCGACCGTATCTCGGCACCGATGAGCAAGCCTGCCAAGACTGGATGCGAGAGCAGGAACGCGGTCCTCACAGCTTGAGCACGCTGCTGGGCAGGCATACCTGACTGTCCCGACCGAGACAGGCACGCTGCAGCGCATCCCTTGGATGCCATCGGGCACAGGTTGATCGCTCCGGACAGGCCGAAGGCTTCCCGCACGTCCCGAAGGCTTGCTGCCATCATGCCTCGCTCGGGTGTGAGCATGAGACCGAAGCTGGGCAGGCTGTTCTTCGACAGCTTCTGCTGCGATGCTCCGCTGGTCAGCAGTGCGGCCGATGCCTTGCGATAGCCAACGCTCTCGCGAAGCTCAGCCCACACCTGGCGGGCCCACCGCACGTCCGTCGATCCCTCGAGGCCGGCGATCACAGCAGCCCCGAAGTCTGCCTTGCTGAGGATGGTTTCTACGCGGGTGGTCATGTCTTGCCTCTCTGTGCGATGTCAAGTCTCAGGGCAGAGGAATGACGCGGTAGGACCGCTCACCCGTCTCGATGTCTTCGACCAGCACTCGCAGGACGTTGCCTTGTGCGTTCTGGCTGATCACTCGGTGCTTGCCGTACACGTCCATGTCTACTCCTGACTCTGTGCGATGTCAAGTCTGCTGGTAAAAAAGGGGCATGGGTAGCGGCCAGGACGATTGCCTTCTTGAATCGTGCCTACTCCGATGAGCAGGTCAGTCGTCGTTTCCAACCATGCCTAGTGGACAGCCAGCATCGAAGCTGGGGACCAGTGATGTCGGTCCTGCGAACCTGCCTGTCCTGCCTCTTCGAGCTATCGCTCCGGGTTGAGGCCCAACCCTGTGATTGTGTGCGTTGTTCCCGGACAGTGCTTCCGGCGGGCCAACGCTTGCCCATTAGCCTTATGTCGTCCGCAACACTTCCAATCAAGTCTCACGTCCGATGCGTGGCGGTCCGGTTTACTGCTACCGGCATAGACCACGGTTACGGACCATGACTGGTCACACGCGGATTCAACACGTTGTGACATGGTGTGGCTCAACAACCATGCCTTGCGCCCGCCTTGCTTGGCTATCGCTTCGAGAAGGGTACGTCCCTGCCGTAAGTCATTTCTGACGGCGAGCTTTATCCCCCCGCCAGCCGAGACGGGGGGATGATGCCCCTCTGACGGGCGACGCTGACCGAAGCTATCGGCTGACTCCTACCCGGACAAGTCGACGGGGGAGAACTTGGTGTTGCTGGTAAAACCAACGCTAGCGGATCGTGTGTGCGATGTCAAGTGACTCGTACTCGGTACCGCTTGTGCTGTTGTGTCTTCGACTCTAGCTGATGGACTGTGCGATGTCAAGTACCGGGTTGATCCGGCTGGTTCGTAGTGTTCCTGTGCGCTGTGCTGTCTCAAACCCGCTGGCATGTGGGTTCCCGAACCGATTCGCGATGTCCGCTGTGCTGTTGTCGAGTACGACGCTACACGATGCGGTGAGCGATGTCAAGTGACCTGCTCTGCGATCCCCTGTGCTGTTGTGCTTTCCAAGCTACACCACGGCGCTGTGCGATGTCAAACCCCAATCTGTTTGCCCTGGTCACAGGGCGTGTCGCCCGGCGTGTCGCCCCCTGCTCTGGGTACCCCCCGGGGGTACCCCCCTCCTGCCACAGGGGGGTCGGGTCCCGGTCCCCCCTTCGGGGGGACCGGGCCCGGTGGGCCCTGGGCCACCCCCCGGTCCAGGACCCCCCTTCGGGGGGTCCTGGCCGGCCCCCCTCGGGGTACCCCTCCGGGGTACCCCAGGGGGGTATACCCTCCACCCCCGGACCCCGACCGGCCGGTAA